TGGTCATAAAGTGAGTTAATCAGGCGTCTATTGGGCGCCTTTTTTACTATTATAATAATGTAAGTTAAATTATTTCATTGGAGATATACTATGGACATCACTAAAGCCCTCAACGTACTTCTTAAAGCCGATGTTAGCCAACTTGATTCACAGCAAGCCAAAGCTATCTTTTCTATAGCCGAAGCGACCGCAACATACCAGTTAGACAATAAAAAGTATCTACATTCTCCTATGGATACTATCAAATTCTTGTTTAATAAAGCAAGAACAATGGAGCATGAACAGTTTGGTATGATTCTAGTAAATAATCAAAATAGTGTGATTAGTGTAGAAACTCTTGGCGTTGGAACAATTGATTCTTCAGCGGTATATCCTAGAGAAGTTGTCAAGGTCGCATTGGCTAACAACGCCCGCGGTGTCATACTATTTCACAATCATCCTAGTGGTATCTCAGAACCAAGTTCAGCCGACCGTCGCATTACCACTAAACTCAAAGACGCTCTAGCCTTAGTAGATGTGCAGGTACTAGACCATGTTGTCTTTGGCGAGGCTGATACAACTTCATTCGCTGAACGTGGCTGGATTTAGAAAATAATAGTATTAATCAGGCATCAACTTGGTGCCTTTTTTACTATTATAATAATGTAAGTTAAATTTATCAATTGGAGAATGTACCATGGCTTATCAAGTTACTCACAAAGCAGCAAAAGCAGTCCTATTCCATTGGATGACTAATCATTGGCACATGCAGGCTTTTGCTGAAGGCGTTGTGTCTTATGCGGATGTAGTAGACGAGATGATGCTGCTAGATATGTCTGACCTCGTTCAGGACCAGCCGATGCTAGTGTATGGTACCTATAAGGAAGTCAAAGCATTCTGTTGTGAACATTTGGCAGGTCTATAAGGAGACTACCATGGATGCATCAATCTTATACCTAACTAAACATCTTTGTGATGGAGACCGCATGGCTATCTTTGTCGGCGACGACTTGAGTGCCGTGGTCAAGGACGCTATCAATGTGTATGACTTGGACCTTACTGTCGAGGAAGTGTTGAACCGCATTGAAGAGGAAGACTACGGAACTGGACCGTTCCAGTTTGGCAGTTGGAGCTTTGAAGTGGGCTACCTGGGTGACAAGAGCAACCTGGTGCTGAAGATGTCTGAAGTGGATTATACTGACGATTGGAGAGGCGAAGATGGCGACTGTTAGAACAGCTGAAGAGCTTAGGTGTTGGAACTTTCAAGACTGGACATATGTGATGTCAGACTGGGATTGTCTAGTAGAAGAAGGCTTTATGGATTACCTCGGTAACTTGACGGATGATTGTGACATTGACGGGCTTATCGAGCTTTTGACTGACAAAGGTTATGAGACCCAGGAAGACGTAGACCAGTTGTGGTTGGACATTCATGATGCTCAGAATCGACTTGGTATGATAACCGATGGCTTTGCCAAGGTTGCTCCAACAATCTTTGGCGATAGCGAAGGAGGGACTGACAATGGCGATTACTAAATGTAGAGTACGTTTGCTGACTAATGGCGGATACGGCGACGAAGAGTATGGTGAGACTGTACCGCAACTTCCTGTGATAGTTGAAGGCGAACATAGGCCAGGTAGCAGATTGGTGCACATAGCCGGGAGCACTTTATACCGAATTGGATTTCGTGTAGAAGGTATAGGACCAAATGATAATTTCATGTATGGCTTCTTCTTGAACAAGGAAGCTGAAATAGTCGGTCCTGAATGGACTGCTAAGTAACTTGGCGGTAGCGAATAAGGGACTGTTATGAAGAGTGATATTGTGGACTTAGTGAAAGACCGTTGTATAAGCAGTGACGACTTAGCCAAGGCTTTATACAACTGGATGAGCACAGACGACCTGGAAGAATTTATTGACTTCTTGGTCGAGGAGTTCGAGTTAGATATTGAAGACGATGGCGGTAGCGGAGGCTGATATGAAAGTTAAATGTATCGGAGCTAGGACGACCGATGGCAGGCTGACTGACGGCAAGGTCTACGAAGTATTGCATGGACCTGAGACAATCTTCTTTGGAGACCGACCGTACGTGACAGTATTAGATGACAATGGCAAGAAGTCGATGTGGCACTTGAGCCGATTTGAAATAGTTGAAAAGTAATTGCGGTAGCGGAGGCTGATATGAAAGTTAATACAAAAGCGATGTTAGAACTAATTGAGATGGCTGAGACAGAAGCTCAAGTAGAACTATTAGACGATATGTATAGAGCATTGTTGGACCTGGACCCGGATTGCTCTAACCTCGAACTAGCACAGTATGCCAAACATGAAGGTGTGAACGAGGTTCAATTGGCGGTAGCTGATAAGCTCCTGGCACTGATGGGCTGATAGCTTCTGATAGACCTGATAGACTGATGACATGGCCCGGGCTGAATAGCTCGGGTCTTCTTTTATTTATTACTTGGTCACACTGGTAAATATATTGTTTTAAAGCTTAATATTCCAGCTATTAAATTGTGTCTGTATGAAGTTCTAAGCACCTGGAAATATTTTTTAATATAGTTGTATAGATTAATAGTTCCAACGCTTTAAAACTTCATATAGACACGTAGGCATACCGGGGCCGAACGACCGCACGTTTCTCTATCATCCTAGTTCGTCAACAAATCCAAATGCATTACCTTTCTTTTTACGTATAAGAGCTTCATGAGACTTCAAAGCATTAGGCTCTACGTGTCTATAATGGTTAACTTCATCTCCTTCCTTATTAGGACTGTTTAATAGTTTAGACATTCTTTCGAACTGGTTTTGAGTGATTGCTTTATTATTGTACAGGTCGCGGAAAGCTTGTTGAGGTATCCTGTTTAAATCAAACAGACCTAGGTATTCTTCAAGGTCTCCATGCAAGTCATCTAATGGGTCATTAATAGCTTTTAAGAGCTCATTGCGGAGCTGTTGATAGTACCAAGATTTATTCGTTAAAAACTGCATAAACCATTCCTTTTTCTAGCTTCATTTTTATATTGTATCAGGCCCAGGTAGACACACTAAACTAACGTTGTTCCAGGTCGATACCGAACTTCCGGATTGTCTTAAAACCTCTCGGACGAACTGACCAGGTCGTATTTATACCTTTTTCTCCTACTGAGCACTTTTTGAAAAATCGCTCACAATGGCGATATTTATATGGTACGGCGTTCTGAGCACTTTTTTGAGCGGTAGCTGATTTCCGTGGAAAACGATATGTTTGGCCGGACCTACTGTCGGACAAGAAAAGTGAGATAAGTTATTGTTTTTTCTCATCTACTGTTTTCTATTTTATTATAATCCGAATTTCCAAAAAATATTGATTGCTATACACTAAATTGAAAAAGGTCTATTTTGTATACAGTAGAGCAGATATAAAATGATGTGATGTGTGTCAATAAAATAAAAATCAATTTCGGAACGGAAAAGTTTTCAATTAGGCCTGATTGATGCTGATTGTTCTGATAGATTCTTGTTGGTCAGATAGGCCTTGGTCGGTTGATAATGGGGGTCAAAAATTACTGGTGTTATTCAAGCATTAATTGGAAGCAAAAACTACTATATTTAAAGTATAAATAGATTAATGATTTTTCAATCAACTGGAGATATACCATGTGCTACACAAACTATCTAGTTACACCTAAAGGCTACTATTTCAAACTAAATGACTTTGCAATGGGCGAATTAGGCTTTGAAGGCTTAAGAAGCTTAGAGGAAGCAGGATGCATTTTTTGTGCGGATAAGATGAGTATGCTGCAGACTCACATTGAAGTGATGGTGAGTATGTGGGGTAATTATGAGATGAAAGCTGAAGAGTTGGATGGAACTCAATATACACTGGCATATGAAGGTACCAGTTTCTTCTACTTTGATGATAGAGGATTTCAATGTACTTTCTCGGATGACATGGATATTACAGCGGAACTGCTTGTACAGGTACTGGTGGAGTTTACACTATGATGAACGTATTGCAGAAGACTGAATGGATGCTGAAGTTTATTGAAGAGCATGGACATTCGAAGGCTATTTGGATACTCCAGGCTAAGATGGATGATGCAAATAGTGATTGGGAATATCTTGAAGCTAGACAGTGGTGGCTATGGTGTGTGAATAGGCTGGTACTGCAAACTGGCAACGAGAAGTATTATGCGGAGTTTGGGTTATGAGATTTGTGATTGGATTGTGTATTGCGATTTGGATACTCAACGGATGTGTGTTTTAGAGCACCACCTGGTCGATTAGGACTGTTTTCGGATGGTCCTTCGGTGTCTTCGCAGAACTGATGCGGTCGAGCTAATTTGGAGTGATACAGAATCCCATAAGGAAATCAATGAGTTAGACCCCACAGGGTCTCCTTAACTCTCTAAAAACAGCGCCCAATCCAGTATTTTTCTGCCCCGTGCGTGCACGCGACCCTCCGCCAAGTCCCTGATTTCCAAGGCTTTTCCGCTCCAAGCCCTCTATTCCAGCATACATATCCAGCCCAAACTGAGCAAAATCGCTCCAAACTAGCCTAGATTTCCTCGATTTAGCAAGAATTCTGCCAGGTGTTCTCAGCCCGAACCGAACATGCTCACGATTCACCAGGATGCGTAATTTTGGGCAAAGGCTGTTTTTGTCAGGGTTAGATTTGACTTTACAGTCTGTAAACTGTCTAGAATGCATGAATATAGGGCCCAGTCCAGTCCATTCCCACCCCTACCGGGGCGAGGCTGGGCGGGGTGGAGGGTGGATGGACGGGGCGGGGCGCTAAGGGCGTTAAACTGGTGTTATTTTGACCACTGGATGAGCTATAATAATAGAGTAAATTAAATTATTAATTTATATATTAAACCTGGAAGCAAGGAGATACGTTATGAGCATATTAGTTTGGGCAAGTCGAGCAGTGGACGAATCTGGTAAACGTGAGAAACGCATTGTACTGGTTGAGAACGCTGAAGATTATAAGGACGCGACTGAACGGGCTTTGTGTGAAATGGGTATTCAGAGTGAGGTATCGGTTGGAGAGGTCTTGGCTCTCGAGACTGGAGCGGTTAAATGCGTGACTGGCTGGCACTTGGAATGGCTGGTTGTCGATGGGGTCTATGAGATTGAATAGGTTAGGGCTGGAGAGCCCTAATCTCTCTCTCTCAGCAGGTTCCAGTCCAATCCAGTCCATTCCGTCCCGACACGGTGCAAGGCGTGGGAAGTGAAAGGGCTGAAAAGGTATGGACTGGGCCGGAAAATGGAAAAAGGGGGCTGGGCCGGCCCAAGGCTCGCTCCAAGCCAAGCGTACCAAGGCCTGGGAATCGATTTAGGGACTGATTTGGACTGGGTTTGATGGGATGGGACGGGGACGGGAACGCACGCCATCGTGCGATAGCGTGCTAATGGATGGGGTTGGACTGGGCTGGGCTGGGCGCTATGCGTTTAGCACCATCCGTGCAGTGGCGAGCGTTTCAGCCGACGCACCATTGCGGTGCAGTTCGTCCATCGTGCGTTGTCGTGCCATTGCGTTTTGATACGCTTCCGTCGCATGTGGATAATCGTCCATTGCGGTTAGCAGGTTGCGGCAGTATGATGCCAGCAGTTCGTTACGCGTCATTGTCGTGCTCCTTTCGTTGCGGTTCAATATAATTATAGCGGGCATACTGCTATGCCGCGCTACGATTGCGTTACGATTGCGTTACGATTGCGCTACGATTCAACCCATCGACCGCCGAAGCAGAACGCCGCGAATCCGACCGCGAATCCGGTGATGGAGCCGACAGCGATGCTACCACATAACACGCCGAAGCCGATAACACATAGGAAACTCATTATGATTTTCATGGTCTTATCCTCAGACCCCTTACTCGGGGTCGTTCTCTAGTTTGAAGGTTTTAAGTGCGAACTTAGGGTCGAAGTCGTTACGCTCGAGGCAGTCCCAGAATCGAAGAGCTCGGTCGAGGGTAGTGAACTGGGATGCCCAGCCGAGGAGGCCTTTAGTGTACTCATGTATCACAACCTTTTTCTCAGCGCCGGCAATGCCCTCGGTGATAACCCAAAAGGTTTCTTTGTGCTCGATAACGTGGCAACGATAAGTAGTTAAAATCATAGTAAGTCCTTAGCCATCAAAAGATGATGGCATCAAGAATAATAATGGCAATAGACATTGAGATGGCATGATAGAAATAAGTCATAACTAAAGTCCTATATTAGTTTAAGTTTTTGATAGAAGTCATCATTTGATGACTTCTATCATTTCTAGTTATTTAGTTGTAACTTGAGTTGATTGTTTCTTGTTAGATTTTCTAGGTCTAATAATTTCTAACATCAACTTAGAAGTTGTTTTTGATGAAAGTTTATGATTTTCATTTCTTAATTTACTTGCATACCAACTAATACATTCTTTAGTAGTATTACAAACATCTGGAAGAAATTCATTTGTTTTACATTCATGATGAACATTTGATAAAATTTCATCATATGAAAGGCCTTTCTTAATAACTTCTTTATCAATCTTAACTTCTTCAAATTTCAAAAGATTAGAAATAATAACTTGTTGAATTGTTGTGTTCATAATATATCTCACTTATATAAATTAATATTTAAATTCAAATTAAATAATTTAATATTTAATTTCATGTTTAAGTTAATTTCTTAACTTAATTTAATTATAACCTATTCTATTAATAAGTACAATTTAAATTGAATTATTTTTATTAAAGTTTTACTACGGTTTAATAACTTAATATTATAACCTGCCCCCTCTTATAATTATAAGTAATATACCCTCCGCCGCCCTGCATCCATAATTTTTTAGGGGTTCGGCCCCTTTGCACCTATTGTACGCGATACCGTATAAAAATCGCAAACCCTCTAACAGAGCTAACAGTAGCTAACAGCTCCTAACTGCCCTAGAAGGGGGTGCACCTTTCCTTGGAACAACACTTGCATACTTCGAAGGCTAAAAATTATATGATAGATGTACGATTTCAAAAACACATAGAGGTGCAAATATGTTCCTATTCGCAGTATACCACTTTCATTTATTAGGCGAAGTGTACCCACTTGCGCTATTCGCTATCGCAGCAGCATTGATGGACTACGTTGTAGCCCTTCACCTATGTAAAGCTATCGGGAGACGATAATGGCAGAACCAACTATCAGCATCAAAGCGTGGGTACCACCAACCACACTTGGTCAACGCGTGGGTACAATTCGTACCATCAACGTCTCCGACAATACAGAATTAAAGGCTGAAGAGCATATTCAGTTCTACAACAAAAATCTCGGCGAACTTCAGCTCAGCATCGATGAAGCTGAAAAGCTCCGAGACTTTTTAAACAAGACTTTAGGAGAGTAGCATGAAATATGGCTTAGCAATTTTCGCAGATGGGACAGTAGTAAAGCTGCCTCAGGTCTGCGGCATCACACCGATGGGTGTTAACAGCTGTCGTGTAGTCTTCCATGGAGGAGGTGAAATGCGTGTACCGTGTTCCGCTACTGACATGGCACACCACTTAGCTAGTTGGTTCGAGTCAATAGACTTGAGCCTTAAGCACAAACCTGCTAAAGGGGAGGGTACTGAAAATGGACCAGAGAGAGATTAATAGACTTGCAGCGATGAATCGCGATGCATCCATGTTGGTGGGTGAAGAAAACGTGCGGTCGCTATTCGAAGAGCTCCAGCGTGTCAACACTGAGCAACTGTCAGAGCAGGCGAATAAGGCGATATGCCGTCCGTCGCAACCTGGTAAGCTCCGCAACAAACCGTGTCCGTGTGGAAGTGGACTTAAGTTCAAGAAGTGCTGTATGAATAAGGAGCTCTGATATGACAGACCAAGATTGGTTCGTGTTAGTTATGTGGGGCTGCACCTTTGGCTTGGTTGCAGCCGCTGCTATTATGGGTATCGCCATTGGTAGAGCGATGAATCGCATTAAGAAGGAAGCACTCCTTCGTCGACTGAAGCAGGAGAACAAAGATGGCTAAAGGACCAGGCACCTACTTATATGTAGGCTTACGTGCACAGCTTGTCAACTTTGACAAGTATGACGCTAAAGACTTGATAGACCAGGTTAACAGAATGCGCGCTCCGCATTGCACCCTCATGTATGCAAAGATTGAAGGCAAGAGCAAGGTGTTCCACTCTCGCAGTGAAGTCGCGTACGCTACGGGTATTGTTGACGTGGTCTATATCCCTCATGCCGACTGCACCTGTTTAATCCTCGAGAAGACGCGTGACTTGGTCAAGCGCCATCGTTACTTTGCGGATATGGGTCTAGACCTGGGTTACGAGTTTGACCCTCATGTGACAGTATGTCAAGGCAATCAGGTTAAATTATTCCAAGCTCTTATTGGGGTTGAAGTTAATCTGAATGACGAATACATCCAAGTTATTGTAAAGGAGTAGACGATGTTTCGAATAGACACTAAAAATATTGACCTGGTGATTGGCCAAGTATATCTACTTAACATCAATCGCTGGATTAAGTTCAAAGAAGACTTGGAGGTCAAGGCTCCTATGTTCTTTACTGGATACGATGGTGAATACCCATGCTTCAGCAGCGTTATGCAATTCAGTGGCGATATAGGTTCACACGATGCTATGAACCCTATGCGTATTGGCAAAGCTTTCTATGACGCTTCTGATATGGTAGGCACTATCACTGTTGAAACTGCTTTGGCTCGTAAGCCCCAAGTTGCCCCAAGTTAATATCCGTGGAGGTGCTGGCGATGGCGCACAAATTTAAGAACAAACTGAATGGCGATTTGCAGGTAGGTCATGCTTACCTGATTCGTCTTATTTCTACTAAACCTGTCAAGGAATCAGCTAACTTAGTCGCATTCTACCTTGGCGAGCAAGAAGGCTATCCGGCTTTCACTCCGATTCTTGACGATACTCCGGCTGAAGGTCACGAAGCCACGCTCGGTCATGAAATCTATACGTCTGAAGACTGTTCCGGTTCCGTGACTGTGGTTGGCCGTTTCGTGCTACAAGACTGTGACCCGGCTAACCTTACAAAAGGTGGTGCGAAGAAGCGTACCCAGAAGGTGCTGCCTAAGTCAGACGACACTGTGCACTAGGAGGCTCTATGCGCAAACCACACATAGTGAGGGAAAACCATCTTTGGAAGATGTTCACTGACAAAGAGCGGCATATTTGCATATGTAGGACTTTGCATTTAAGCCAGATATTAACGAAACTCCGTGATTATAGAGCTTCCCAGGCCAAGAGCCTCAGTGAAGATGAAATGATGTTCGGCGTTGAGTCGCCCGGAGGTAACTAATGTGGAAGAACTTGAAAGACCTATTGCAGGTTATGACGGTATCTACTGGATTCGCAGAGATGGCACTGTTATCAGTCTCGCCGGTTCCTTACCTACCGAAATATCCTGGTTCATAAAGAAGGGCTATTATCATGTCTCACTCTACAAAGATGGAAAGCGAAAAGACCACAGGTTGCACCGTTTGGTCGCCTTGGCTTGGGTTCACAATCCTCATCCACGTAAGTGGCGCATCGTGCTTCATAAAGACGACGACAAACTCAACCCTCATGCGGACAACTTAAAGTGGGGTTCACAACTCCACAACGTGCGAGATATGGTTAAGAAAGGTCGAAGTCGGAATCAACACACCGGCCGATTGGATAAATAAATGATTACACCGCCTGCCTGGGTGGTGTATTATTTTTATACTAACAATAAAAAAGGTGACTCGCTTATGGAAAAAATTCTTGATATGTTTGAAGCGCTTATTGTCTGCGTTCTTGACCACATTGTGCCTATGACTAAGGTGAGTGAGACACCTGTTCTCGTTGACTGTGTTAACGGCAAACCTGTTTATAAGTTCACCGAATGGTATTCAGGCACTGTAGTCATGGCGCATCATTCGATGGCGTGGTTCCGTGTTAATGTGGAGGAAGAATAATGCCTATATTGCGAGTATTCGTGCGAGACTACCATGCACCAGAGCCAAACCAGTATTTTGAAGTACCTGTTGAGTTCCTAACTCAGATGGCTATTGATGAAAAAGTCTTTGGCGTCTCCAATATGATTCGTCGTCTCCAACATGGCAATCGAACTATCTTCCGTAACATGCAAATAACGGAGTATTACAAATGGCATATCGAATATTAATGGAATTCACCCAGAAAATAGCTAAAAGACCTGGCTCACATGCCACGCAGATTACCTATTATCTGGCTGTAGATACTCGTGCATGGCTTCGTAAGCACGTAGTGGTTCGAGTTTACGAAGATTATACCAATCTTTTTGAGATGTCGTACGGTCTACCAGGTGAAGTAGGTATAATTGAAGACATATACTTCAGAAGTTGGAGCGAAAGCCGTGCTTTTGATGAATATTGGGCTCTATACGATAGAGCATTTAAAGAAGGAGCCATCATATGATTGAATTTATTACCTCTTTTGGCCTAAACGGCCTATATACATTTGGTTTTCTAGCTACAGGTTGGGCAATTGCCTTCGTTGTAGGGGTTCTACAGGTTTTAATAGAGCACGCTAAGAGCCCTTTTATGGCGTTTTTCTCTCTTGGTGCAGTAATCGCCTTCATTTGGACGCTAATTCAGTTCGCAGGAGGCTAATATGGGACCATGGCTATTCTTTGTATCAGCCTTATGCTTTTTATGGGCTGGATTATTAGCTGTAGGCTTGATTACTTGTGCAGGAGTAGCAATCGCTAAGGCATACAACCAATTAATTGAAGAATTTGGCGAAACTCCAGTCGGTTGGTGGATATTCTTTGGCTCAGTAGTTGTTGCAGGGCTTATCACGCTAGGGAGATTCATATGATGGACACCGATATGGGTTTAGACTTCAAATGTGACTATGCTGATGCCGTCCTAGAGGAAATCTGGCAGAAAAGCAATGCACTGCTAGCTAAAAAGAAAGACCCTAATAAAATAAGAGTATTTTTAGGCTTCCTAGAGCGTAAAGCGCTCGAAGCCTGGCTTCAACAACGCGGCGGCTATGCTAGTATGCTTACTTTACCAGGTTTAGGTCCAGTCGGTTGTGCTCCTGAAGTATTCGGCTTTCCTATTACCTTTGTCAAAATGGATGAACATCTTAAAGTAAGGAGCTGGAGTGATGCTTAGCAGAGAATCTATTCAAGCACAAATCAAAGCTATGCTAAAACAGAAGTCAGACCGAGAAGCTGACCTAAAAAGACACCAGGAGGGACGCTGTCGTTGTGCGGTAAAGTTCCCTCTACGCTGTTCAGGTATGCAAAAAGCAGCAAAATCTATAATTGCTGACTTACGTGGGCAGATTTACCAACTACGTCAGTTGGAACTCCAGGCAATAACAAAGGAGAAAGCAAATGAAACAGCTTTTCAAGTACACGGGTCAGACAGTGGGAATTCTAACTCACGGAGAGAAGTACGAGGGCGAGGTCGTTCACGCCGACGAAACCCGCGTAGTCAAAGCAGTAAAGCTTAGTACACCCAATGGCACTGTAACTGTGCAGAATGGCGGTCTAGCAAACCTTAAACCAGTAGTAGAGGAATAACCTATGCGAGCAGTCAATGGCGGAATCAAGTCTTATCCGATTACCTTGGTCAAGGAATCGATAGTGTTTGTTGAAGGCGATACCAATGAGAATTGGCAACGCTTCAAGGGGCAACCTCTAATCTATTTAGGAGTGCATACTACAGGTCAAATGATGTTTGAAACTCCAAACGAGGGCACTATTTATCTTGAATGTCCGACCATCGGCTGCATCATTCCTCCTGAATACAAAGAACATGTTTTTGATGAAGTCGACGACTTCTTTGACGAGCTCGACGACGAAGTACCTGAAGAACGTACACCGACTGACTTCGAAGTACACAGAGCTAAAGAAACTAACGACAATGTTAGCTTACCGGCTGTGCTTCGAGCTGCAGCTATCTCAGTCGAGCAAAATGAGTTTGGCGGCAAACCTGATGGCGCGATTCTCATCATATCAATTAATGGTACATACCAATATCGCCCAATGGCCTTAAACCAGATACAACAAGTTCATGCTTTCGAGTGGTGTAAACTCAATGCCATGGGTGTAGCTTATTTCTCCGACCTAGAGGAAATAAATGATGGACCTGAATCAGATTAAAAAATCCCGTCCTAGAGTAGATGCAGACGACGCAGAAATTTGTTATCGTATGGAGTGTGGCTGGTGTGGCAAGACCTTTATAGTTCCTAGTGAGGATTCTAAAGGCATGGAAGACGAACAGATTGAAGAAGCCTTCCGTGAGCAAGGTCTCGCACTAGCCCAAGACGATGATTCTTACGGCGTCGCTTGCAAAAGCTGCCAACACTACCACAATTTAGAGGTATGCTATGAAGACTACACAGACGAAGGAGACTAAACTCTACGAATGGCACCTAGCCTATCGTAAAGGTAAATCAATCTTGGTCATTTACTGCCCTCAAATACAACAGGCTTTTGCCTATGTTTCTAAGCGACTAATGAGCAAGCCAAAGGAACACCTTCAAAAGCTGTTAGAAACTCAAGCGCTTCAATACCATGATGGTAGTGCAGTAGGTGAGCCACTAAAGGCCTTTGAAAACTATTTAAGTCTAGCAAAAATTGAATGTACGTATAAACTAGAGCTGTGATATAATGCCCTGAGAAACCATTAACTAACTTATAGGGCAGAATACAATGGCTGGTGCATTTAGTTCTCGAGCATTAAAAGGGCGTGTCAAGAAAACCACTGACAACGCCCTTCGCTATTTAGATATGCTAGCAGAAACCGGTAACTTCTCTGCTGCAGCAGAATCTATTGATATTACTCCTTCTACAGCTTCAGCCTGGCGTAAAGATGATGGCTGGAAAATTACTCTTGAAGGTGAAGAGTATCCTTTTGGCGAGTTATGTGAGCAAGCCATGAAGATGTTCGCCGATAAAGTAGAAGCGGAAGTTGTTCGTCGTGCTGTCGAAGGTTATGACGAGCCAATCGTTTACAAAGGACAAATCATGTCTGAGATGGACGAAGAGTCAGGCAAATGGAAGCCTATCACCGTTAAAAAATTCTCAGACCGATTGCTTGAAGTGCTATTGAAAGGTCAGAAACCTAAATACAATGGCGAGTCTCAAGTACAAATCAACGCCGGTGAAGCAGGTGGCGTACTAGTCGTTCCTGCTGGCGTAGATGCTGACTCATGGAGTGAGCAAATTAAAGCGCATCAAACTGATGCTCGAGCAGGTAAGCCTCTAGGCAAGGATGAGCCTAGTGAGCCTATCGACCCACTATCCTAGGAGATAAAACTATGGCTATGAAAGGTGGAATCGTATTCCGCGGCGACGCAACTGCATCGTTTAGCTCAATGTCTAAGCCAACTCGCCGTCAAGGTTCTATGCGTAACCCAGCACACCGTGCTCCAGGCAAAGGCAAAATGGCGAACCCAGTAAAAGCCGCTGGTTCAGTGCTAAAACGTGGCGGTAAGTAAAAAATCGCGTTAAGATGAAAGCCTCTCTTCGGAGAGGTTTTTTGTTTTAAGGAGATTCGCATGGCTGGTTTAAAAGAGATGTGTACGTCTACTGTAGACCCTATAGGACACGCAACCCAACTAATTTTAACTCTTCAGCGCATTCAAATGGATGCGTCTCAACTCAAGGCAGCAGCTGAAAGTGGCTACTACAGCATTGAAGAAATCCATCAACTTAAGCGCGATATTCAAAAAGACCTAGAAATGGTGAATGCTCGGTTAGTGTTCGCATGCAATGACCTTGAGAATGCGTCTCGAGGAATCCCTATGCCTACTGTTGATGAGCAAGATGACCCATTTGGAGAAGAATAATGAATTATACTCCTGAGAAGAAGGAGATTATCAAGTGGATTCCGCAAGCAGGCTCTCAAGTCCTGTTTATGACCTGTCCAATCTTTGAGTGTTTATATGAAGGTACTCGTGGACCTGGTAAAACGGATGCTCTCTTAATGTCCTTCGCCCAACATGTTAATAAAGGCTTTGGGATTGCCTGGCGCGGCATCATCTTCCGTCGTTCACACCCAGAGCTTCAAGATATTATCACCAAATCGAAGAAATGGTTCTCTCAAATTTTCCCAGAGGCCAAATACAACGAGGCGAAGTCCGAGTGGGTTTGGCCTAGTGGAGAGGCTTTACTCTTCCGCCACATGTCAAAGGATGTTGACTATTGGAAATACCATGGTCACGAATATCCGTTTATTGGTTGGGAGGAATTGACCAACTGGGCTGATGATAAGTGTTACAAGTTGATGATGTCTTGTTGTCGTTCTGCTCATCCTGGTATTACGCTTCCTGATGGAAGACATATGCCTATTCCTCGTATGCTTCGTGCGACAACTAACCCATACGGTCCTGGACATAACTGGGTTAAGATGCGGTTCCGTTTACCAGGTGGACGCGGTATCGTCATCGACAACTCGTATGACACTGACGGAAACCTTGAGCCACCGAGAGTCGCTATACACGGTTCTATCTACGAGAATAAGATTCTTTTGAGTGCTGACCCGACTTATATCACAAAGATTGCTGCAGCGGCACGAAATGAGTCAGAGCGTAAAGCTTGGCTTGAAGGTTCGTGGGACGTCGTTGCAGGGGGTATGTTCGATGATGTTTGGAAACCTGAAATCAATGTTCTATCGCCAACGCGAGTACCTAGCAGCTGGCAGTTTACTCGTTCTTTTGACTGGGGGTCATCAAAGCCTTTTTCTGTTGGCTGGTGGGCTGTATCTGATGGCACCAACCTTACTCTCGCTGACGGGCGCACCCTTCATACTGTCCGTGGTGATATGTTTAGGATTGCTGAGTATTATGGTTGTATGGACAATCGCCCAAATACTGGTTTACGCCTTACTGCTAAACAGGTTGCTCGCGGTATTATCGAACGTGAGAAAAAACTGGGCATCCACGGTCTAGTTCAAGACGGTATCGCTGATGCGGCTATTTTCAACGAAGAGAATAGAATGTGTATCGCTACTGATATGGAAGAAGAAGGTATCTATTGGGAACCTGCCGATAAACGTCCAGGCTCACGTAAACAAGGCTGGGAGGCAATGCGTCAGGCATTCCAGAACGCCCATCCAAATGAAGACGGTGCTCCACGTGAGTATCCAGGCCTCTTTGTTTTTGACACCTGTGTTGACTTCATTCGTACAGTACCTGTTCTCCCACGTGATGATAAAGATATTGATGATGTGGATACGGATGCAGAGGACCACGCGGCTGATGAAGCCCGTTACTTTGTACGACGTACAGAATACGAGTTGGAGGAAGGCGACTTCTAAGAATATCGTGGTATGCAAGCAGCCCAATCAGTGATATGATTGGGCTGTTTTCATATATGCTCTGTAAAAGCTACCCATACTAGATGGATGCGAAAGGACGGAGCTACTGAGAGGAAATAAACATGAGTAACTTGAACCGTGGGCGTTTTGAGAATACTGTGCCACTACCAGGCGTAGAAGGCGGTATTCCTGTAGCGGTTAACCCACATATCCTTGCATCTAATATGCAACTGCTTCGCGTAATCAACCGCGCGTCTCTTGAGGCTACAACTCAAGAAGAAAAGGAAGCCAATGACCCCTCCATTACCACAGATGCACATGACAGAATGTTATGGCGTACGTTCTTAATGGAATCGTTGTTAGGTGGTACTGAGACAATGCGTGCAGCTGGTAAGACTCTCATGCCTATGTATACGGCAGAGAAACAGTCTGACTGGCAAACCCGTTTAAGCCAAGCAGTGCTTTTCAACTACACTGAACGAACATCTTCAGACTTAACAGGTCGTCTATTTAAGACTCCACCTAAGCTTCCTACTGTTGAAGACGGATTAGACCCAATTATGGTACCGCACTTTGACAATGTAGATGGTGCAGGCACAGGCTTTGAAGAATTCTTATACGAGTGGTTTAGCGGAGGCTTTAACCTAGGCTTATTCAATGTAATGGTGAATACTCCTCGCAAGGATACTACCACAGCAGCAGACCGTAAGACTCCAACTTGGTCATTTGTCCATCCAGATAATATCCTGGCCGCGCATGAGACAAAGCTTCCTGATGGTACAATCATTTTAGACCATGTTCGTATCCTCGAAACTAGAACTGAAATGGTAGGCTTTAAAGAAGTTAAAGTCCGCTATATCCGCGTAATTGACATCGGTATGGTTCGAGTCTATCGTGAGAATCCTAAAGCTCGCGGTCGTGAGCCTAAGTGGATTCTAAACGAGTCATTCTTGACTGACTGGGACCGAGTTCCTCTAGTAACATTCTATGCAGGTAGAAAGGTTAGCCTGATGGAAGCGATTCCGCCACTACAAGACCTTGCATACTTGAATGTGCGTCACTGGCAGTCTTACTCTGACCAGGCAAACATCCTAACAGTTGCTCGATTCCCTATCTTGGCTGCGTCTGGTGTATCAAGCTCTCGCGGTTCTAAGACTATCGGTCCTCGTAAACTGTTCCGCATCCCTGACGCTAATGGTAAGCTGCAATATGTTGAACACACTGGTGCAGCTATCAAGTCAGGCCAAGACGACCTAGAGACTCTTGAGCTAATGATGTCTAAGTATGGTTCAGAGTTCCTTAAAGGCGGCTCAGGTACTAATACTGCAGCAACTACTCGTGCTTTAGACTCTTCTGAGTCAACGTCTTCTTTGGTCGCTACGGCTTCAATCTTCGAAGACGCTGTGCACGAGCTGTTAGTCATGACTATGCGAGCATTTGAGTCTTTCGATGAGTCTACGGCTGTGCCTCGTGCAGAATTTGTCGTCGATTTGTCTATCAGTGCTACAGATTCTATTGAACTTACTACACTTGACCTTGCGCGTCGTCGTAAAGACATCTCTCGTAAGTCATTCCTTGAAGAACTATCTCGTCGTGATATTATGTCTGACACCTTTGACGCTGATTCTGACTTTGAGCAGCTCAAGAAAGAGATTGAAGCAGAGAAGGCTATGGGCATCTTCAAGGTTGAGAATGAGTTTGCTATTCCTAATGCAGACAATGCTCAAGAACGTGCTCAGAGCGGTGAATCCTCTCGTGGTAAACCTGACAACGGTCAAGGTGACACAGGCGAAGGAGATGGTAAGAAAGACCAGACACTCGGTTAATTCGCTGGTTTACAGGTAACCTGGATTAACATAGGATAGCTAGGAGTCACGTGACGTGGCTCCTTTTCTTTTAACCTTATAAAGTGTGATACTAACGAGGTAATCAATATGTGGGATTTTTCTCAAAAAGTCGAAGACATCAATTCCGTTCCTGAACAATTCCGTTCAGTCTATGTTAAAGGTGAAGGCGAACACGAAGGCACATTTATTGTCGGCGAACAGTTCACAGGCCTTACTACAGCAATCATCGGTCTAAATACATCTCTTAAAGCGTCTCGTGATGAGGCAAGTGGTGTTAAAGCAACTCTTAAAGGTTGGGAAGCTTTAGGTGAAAGCCCTGAAGCGGTGACAACTTCTCTAGAAACGCTAACCAATGAGCGCAACGAAGCATTGGACAAGAACAAGTCTTTTGACCCAACTAAGATGCGTGAGCAAATCATGGGTGAAGCTCAAGGTAAAATCACTGAAGCTATGGAGCGCTCGGCTCTACTTCAAGGTGCTTTGAAGCATTCTCTTGTGAACTCATCAGCTCTAGGTGCTATTTCTAAGCACAAAGGTACACCAGAACTTCTAATGCCAATCATTCAGAACATGGTAAGCATGACTGAAAAAGATGGTAAGTTTGGTGTTCAAGTATTGGATGCTGAAGGCTCAGTACGCTACTCTCCTACCTCAGGCGGTCTAATGACTGTAGATGAGCTAGTAGAAGAAATGAAAGCCCACCCTTCATACGGTATGGCATTCAAGTCTGATATGAAAGGTGGCGGCGGTGAAGGCGGTGACATGGGTCGTCGTGGTATGCACTCTGCTGACACTGGTAACATGTCAGCTATTGACAAGATTTCAGCTGGTCTAGGTGGCTAATTCTAGAAAGCTTGGCAATTAAATAAGGTCGGGGCATTTACAACCCCGGCCTTTTTCGTTAATATTCAAACCAATCGAGGATTGGGAGTGCCTGGTTCTCAACTCTTGACCTATAGCGTGAGGCTTACGGACGAGAGAATAAACGTTTATATTTTCAATTGTAAGTCTCATATAGAGAGGAATAATATGCCTACTGTAACTTTACCAGAATCGGCTAAACTGTCTCAGAACCTTCTAATCCAAGGTGTGATTGAGAACGTAATCACAGTTAACCGTTTCTTCCAAATGCTACCTTTTGAAGGTATCGAAGGTAACGCTCTAGCGTACAACCGTGAAAACGCACTTGGTGATGTTGAGTTCTTAAATGTTGGTGGTACTATCACTGCTAAAAACCCAGCGACATTCACTCAAGTTACTTCAAGCCTAACCACTATCATCGGTGATGCTGAAGTGAACGGTCTTATCCAGGCTACTCGCTCTAACATCAACGACCAAAAAGCAGTTCAAATTGCTTCTAAAGCAAAATCTGCAGGTCGTCAATACATGCAAACGATGATTACTGGTGACGGTACTGGTAACACGTTCGAAGGTCTAGATGCTCTAATCCCTGTGGGTCAGACTATCCTACCTACTGGTACAGACGGTGACGCACTATCGTTTGAAGTTCTTGACCAACTTATTGACCTTGTGGTTGATAAAGACGGCCAGGTTGACTACCTAATGATGCATGCTCGTACGCTTCGTTCGTACATGGCACTTCTACGTGCTCTAGGCGGTGCGTCAATCGGTGACGTAGTAACTCTTCCATCAGGTGAAGAAGTTCCAGCTTACCGTAGTATCCCAATCTTCCGTAACGACTTTATCCCATTGGATGGTACTGTTGGTGCTACTACCGACGCAGCGACTATCTATGCGGGTACGTTCGATGACGGTTCTCAGAAATACGGTATCGCTGGTCTTACAGCACGTTCTGAAGCTGGTATCGTGGTTCGCGATATTGGTGAGTCTGAGACTAAAGATGAATCTATCACACGTGTTAAATGGTACTGTGGCCTAGCTCTATTCAACGAGAAAGGTATTGCATCAGCAACAGGTATCACTAACTAATCGATAGTTTATTTGATCCCCTAAGAGGCTTCCTAAATGGAAGCCTTTTTTATTTCCTGGATTAAATGTGGTAAGGTGTATAGTACAATCGATGTCGATTAATCAAGAAGGAGACTCTCCATGTCTAAGAAAGCAGGCACTAAAGTTGTAGTGCTAACTCTAATGGGCGCCTTTGAAGGCAAAGATAAGGTTTTCCGCGGTCACAAGTTTGTGGCAGGCGAGAAAGTCCTGTGCTGTGATGATAATGCCCTAGCAGCGGTACTCAATAGCTTCCGCGGTCGACTACCCGTAAGTGAGCCTAAACTACTTGAAGGCTCTGAGGCACTAGTTGTGTATAAAGACTACTGTGTAGCGGCAAATGTGCCGATTGATGCAGCTGCGGTACACAACTTCGGTAAGCAGAAAGGACAAGTAGACCTTGGCGTGCTCAACGAAGATGATGAGCAAGACGATTTGGACAAAGAACTTGCCGATTTGGTAGGCTCTGGTAAAGAAAATGATTCTGACACTGACTCTGACAGCGACGACGACGAAGACGAAGGCGAAGACGAAGGCGAAGACGACGACGATTCAGAGTCAGAAGAAGAGCCTGAAGAGCTTAACGGCGTGGCAGTTGACCCTGAAGTAGCTCGTGAGAACGTACTTCGTGCAACTCTTGGTCAGTTAGACCATAGTAACCCAGACCATTGGACTTCAACAAATCTACCTAAGATTGAAGTTCTAGAAGAATTACTAGGCGGCGATGTGTCACGTAAAGAGCTTAATAAACTCTTCCCTGACTTCAAACGCAACCACTAAGACATGCATGGCGCTTTATCCCTGGTGCCTTGTTCCTTTGCCAGCCTTCGGGCTGGCTTTTTTACGCTTGTATCTATGATACAATGCCCGGATAGTTAACTAGGAGATAAATCATGGCATTTGTAGTTGAAGACGGTAGCGGTTTAGACAATGCGACATCCTATATCGATGAGGCTTTCGCAGATGATTACTTCTCAGACCGTGGTAATACTGACTGGGCGACTTTGAGCTCAACAGTTAAGCAACAAGTTCTAATCAAAGCTACTGACTATATTGACAAGCGATTTGGGTTTCAGTTCAGCGGCTACCCTAACTATAAGACTCAACGCTTACAGTGGCCTCGTTATGGAGCATGTAAGCAGAATGGCTGGTGGATTAACTCTAACGGTGAGTTCTCTATCCCAAATGAGCTTAAATGGGCAACGGCTGAGTATGCGTTACAGGCTGCTCTTGCAGGTAGCTTAATTGACGGAGGTGCAACAGACGCGACAGCTTCTCCAAAGATTGGTGAAACAATTAAAGTTGGACCGGTTACAGTTTCGGAGCGATTCTCAGACAGTTCGAGCAAGGCACGAGTATCGGGTGTAGACGTTATTAGCGATTCTTCTATTCCTGAGTACCCAGCGGCGGACTTAATCATTGCGCACCTTTTAGAATCATCAAGTGAAAGCGACTTAGTCCGAGGTTAATATGGCAAGCTTAATTGACTACCCTAAACTAGCATTAAAAGTTCAAAGAGTCATTGAAGGTACGGGCCGAGATGTGACCTTTATCCGTAATGGCGAAGCTCCGGTAGACCCAGCTAAACCTTGGCGCTCTTATGAAGAAGCTGCTGAAGAGACAGCAACGGCCAAAGCAGTTGCAGATATGGAGAAAGTAGAAGAGCTGGAGGAGAACTTCAATATCCGTACTGGCGACAAGTTCTACTATGTCTCAACCAAGTCTCTAGGCGACGCAATAGACCTAAAGCTTTTTGATTCCGTGGTCGACGATGAAGGTCGTTATGAGATTGTTAAAGTCGAGCCAATTAAACCTGGAGCAATCAAGCTCCTATACATTGTACAAGCGAGACGATAAATGAATATTGAACAAGCTATCGATAGCGTAAACTCGTTTTTCAAAACAGCTTGGGAAGCGCAGTCTACAGTGCCAATCAAATGGGATGAGACTCCTGACAATGTAATCCCCGGTGATAACACCTTTGTAGACCCTCAACAAGTAACGCCTTTTGTTGTAGTATCAACTGAGGTTACAGGCTCAAGCCAAGCTACATTGGGAGCTAAGTCTAACCGTCGATTCCGTCGCACTGGTTTAACTATCGTCCGAATCATGACTCCCCAGAGACAGGGGCGTACCTTAGCGGACCAACTTGCTAATATAGTGTTCGATTCTCTGGAAGGCGAATGCACACCCGAAGGAGTTGAGCTTTTCAACTTAGTTCCTTTGGTAGGTTTTCGCGCTGGTGCTTTCCACGTGAAACAAATCAACGTTGAATTTGAATATGATGAAATTAAGTAGAGGTATAACATGTCTACAGGTGGAAACACTAAATCTTCAAACCGAGTAGGTACCCGTTACGCTGAAGAAATCGCGCTAGGCGTGGTTGACGGCTCTGCGGTATGGACTCCGGTAGAAGTAAACACTTTCGCTGACTTTGGTGCTACAGTTACCACCGTGGCTCGCGCTCCTATCAGTGCATCTCGTCAAGAGAAGAAAGGTGTGGTAGTTGACGTGGAAGCTGCTGGCGGTTTTAACATGGACTTAACTCAGAAGAACATGTTTGACTTCCTACAAGGCTTCTTATTCGCCAACTGGACACTGAAAGCTAACTCAGTTACCACTGGCGTAACGGCTACAGGTTTTTCAGTAGCAGACGAGTCTGCCTTCGCAGCAGGTCAACTTATCTTCTCAGGCAGTCACACAGTATCAGGCAATAACGGTCTTTTCGAAGTAACAGGCACAATCGCTGGCGAAGTCCAAGTGGCAGGTGCAGTAGTTGATGCTTCGGCTGGTACCATTAAAGTCGTAGGTGAAGTAGCAGGTACAGCCGACTTGGATGTAGATGCTACTACAGACCCACTTCGTCCACGACTAACCTCAACTGTACTAGACTTCACAACTCTAGGCGTTGAAGTAGGTGAATGGGTTTTCATCGGCGGTGACCTAGCAGCTAACCGTTTTGTTAACGCTGAGAACAACGGCTTCGCTCGTGTCTACTCAATCGCAGCTAATGAGCTTGTGTTCGATAAGACTTCAGCAACCATGGTCGATGAGACTGGTACAGGTCTTGACGTTCAACTATTCATCGGCGACTTCATTCATAATGAAGACGACCCAGCTGATATTGTCACACACTGTTATCAGTTTGAGCGCATTCTAGACTCCGCAAACAATCAGTATGAATACCTGGTTGGTTGTGTGCCGAATGTTCTAACGGTGACTATGAACACTGCTGAAAAAGTAACTTTGGACCTAGGTTTTGTCGCTACTGATACTGACCTTGACCAAGTAGCTGCTAAAGCAGGTACCCGTCCTGACTTAGTTGAGTCTGACGCCTTTAACACATCAAGCGACTTCTCTCGTCTAACGATTGAAGGTCAAAGTGTGTCAGGTGAAGGCATCTTCTTTGAAGACTACTCGCTAGAAGTTAACAACAACGTGACTCCTGTTAAAGCGCTTAAAGTGCTAGGTAACCACGACCTTGTTGAAGGTAACTTTGTAGTGAGCGGTAACTTCACGGCTTACTTCACAACGGTAGACCTTGTAAAAGCGGTTCGTAACAACGAAGACATCCAGCTGGATTTTGCCTTTGTTAAGAACAACGCTGGCTTACTGTTTGACATCCCTCTGGCATCATTAGGTGAAGGTCGAATCACTGTAGAGAAAGATGAGCCTATCAAGGTTCCTCTAGCTCAAAACGCAGCGCGTGACCCTTACTTAACATACACCCTTGGCGTGATGAACTATGACTACCTTCCAGCTCTAGCGGATGTGTAATCATAAGCTAAAAGTTCTAAGGGCTCTTCGGAGCCCTTTCTAATTTAAAGGAACAAAGACATGGTTGCTAAAAACTCTCCATATGCACAATTTCAAACTGATGAGAAGGTCGAAACCCAGGGCATCAACCTGGACTTTGGCGATTTCGCTATTCGTATTGCTCGTGCAGGTGGTTCAAACAAGAAGTACGCTAAATCCCTTATGAAGCACGTTAAGCCTTACCGTAAAGCGTTCCAAGCTGGCACACTAGACCGTAAGACTCAAAACGAAATCATGGCGAAGGTATACGCTGACTCAGTTGTTTTAGGCTGGGCAGGTGTTACCGATGCAGAAGGTAATGAAATGAAGTTCACTTGGGATAATGTAGTTAAGCTACTAACTGACCTCCCTGAGCTATTCAATCAAATTATCTCTGACGCTGAAAACTTCCGCCTATTTAAAGAAGTTGAAGCGGAAGACATCGCGGGAAACTAGCAGAGGTCATTTGGTTCCAGAAGAAGCATGGTGCGTCAGCTCAGAAGATTATTCGGATGGCGCAGAATAGAGGTGAGAAACTACCTGCCTTTATTTTGAACGCACCAGAGCTGTCAGAGTTTGATGTACCCTACTTTGATGCTTATGTAGCTTTAGATGGAACACGTGCTAACGGATTTGGCGCGGGTTCCATTCCTTGGTATGCTATCATACAATATGGAAACTACCTTGAACTGGACCCAGAAGACCTCGAAGACTTTATAGAAGTAATTACTCTCACTGATAACTTTGTGCTTAAGAAGGTCCAAGAAGAACAGGATGCAAAATGATGGCTATTCCGTTTGAAGACCTACCAAAGACAATTTTAGAATGGGAGAAGAACTTCGAGAAAACCTCCCTAGCCGCTCGTAAAAAGAGCGGCTCTACTTTTTTAGATTCCGTGGTCGATGGGACTCCCCAAGACACTGGTGAAACTGTTTCAAACTGGCAAGTAGGCGCTGGTGACATTCCACCTTCAGGAATCATTCCTCCATACTTCAAAGGCGTTAAAGGCAGTGCTCGCGGCGCGAATAAGACTGCTACTAAATCCATTGGTAAGAATACAATCCGAAGACTACGAAGAAACGAAGGCCTATTCATTGTGAACAACTCGCCTGTAATGGCGTTGTTGGAAGCTGGTTTATCCACACAGGCCCCGCGTGGTAATATAATTGCCACTGCAGTAGCTCGAGCTCTGAGAGAGTATCGGGAAATTAATAGCTGGTTGGATGGAACATCTAACCGAATCGATTCGGATGTATAATCATGGCAAGAGAAGACGTCATTCTTAATTTTATCACTCGAGGTGCGCGAACCGTATCGCGCAACTTGGGTGATATTCGTACCCAGTCGGTACGAGCAAGTCGCTCTGTCGGTAACTTAGACCGTGCACTTTCAGCACTCGGTGGTTTTCTGACTATCCGAGCGCTTCAACAATACGCCGATACCTTTACACTGTTACAAAACCGTCTACGCCTGGTAACTGAAGGCACTGCGGAACTTAACACTGTGACAGAAGAACTATTTGGTATCTCCCAAAGAACATTCACCCGTTTAGAAGATACTGGTACCCTCTACGCCCGTCTAGCCCGTTCCGTTTCTGAGTTGAACATCACTCAACGTGAATTGCTGGATATTACTGAGTCTATTAACCAGGCAACAGCATTGTCATCACCAACTATTCAGGCTGCCAACGCCGGTCTCGTACAGTTAGCTCAGGCTATCGGTTCCGACCGTTTAGGCGGTGACGAATTACGTTCTATCCTAGAGAACATTCCACGTGTTGGTCAAGCTGTAGCAGATGGTTTAGGAGTTCCATTCCAGAAACTTCGTGAATTAGGTGCGCAAGGCCGATTAACGGCTCAATCAGTATTAGAGGCCTTACAGTCTCAGATTGCAACGGTAGATGCAGAATTCCAGAAATTTATTCCATCTATCTCATTTGCATTGACTCAGTTAGATAACGCCTTCTTACGCTTTATCGGTCGAACTGACCAAGCAGCTGGCGCATCGCGGGCCATCTCGCAAGCTATCACCTTCTTAGCTGATAACTTTGATGCTTTAGCCAAAGCCGTCTTAGCGGCAGGTGCAGTATTAGGTGCAGGGGCAATTGCTGGCGCGATTGGACAAATTGCGGCAGCTGCTCGAGGCTTAACGGTTGCATTAGGCGCTCTTATTCCTGTTCTTGTTGCTAACCCTATCGGTGCATTCGTTGCAGTGTTAGGTGCGGCAGTAGCAGGCCTCGTTGCATTCCAAGATAAGATTCGCCCCTTTGAGAATGACATCATCACACTAGGTGATACATTCAGCGCAGTCGGCTCCTTAATTGAAGAAGACTTTGGAAGTGTATTCCCATCAGTAGGTGATTTCATTGATGCAGCAGGCGATAAGTTTGCTAGCTTAATTGAGACAGTAACTACAACAGGCCGAGCTATCCTGGAATTCTTAATCGGATGGCAGAACAACATCATTGGCTTCTGGGTAGGCTCATTCAATGCTACTCAGTTAATCTTTGAACGCGGCTTTGATGCTTTAATTGATATTGTCAAGACGGACATTACTGAGCTAGGTAATACCTTAATCACGGGTGTTGAAGCGTCTATTAATGCCGTTGCAGACTTACTTGACCTTGATGACCTACGAGTAAGCGTTCCTCGCTTTGAATTCGATGAGGATGCGAGACGTAACGCACGTCAGTTCTCTGCTGAATTTAACGGAATCATCTTTGAAGCCTTTAATACTGACTTTGTAGGCGATGCAGTCAATGGCGTGCTGACTCCACTTGACGACCTGGTGACACGAATCAAAAACCGTGCTGCTGAAATCGCATTGGCTCGTGAAGCATTAGAGCTGCAAGGTCAAGATGCTCTTAACCGTAAATTAGGCGTAGGCTCAGAAGATGTTGACACTGATGGTTTAGAAAAGCTTAAGCAGTCAGGTGAATCTACTGCGGACGTGATTAAAGACCTAATCCGTGAAAACGCTATCTTAGCACAACAGTTAACATTGACTACTGATGAAGCTACTGACTTTGCAAGGGCTCAAAACATTATCAACCGCCAGCTTGACAACGGTCGTGAAGTGACAGCCTCCCAGGCTCAACAAATCCGCGAGTTGGTCACACAGCAGCGTGAATTTACAGATACACTGGGCGAACAGCAACGTTTACTGGCAGAGCTGAATGGCGCTCAGGATCAGTACAGCTTAAGCGTACGAGCTGCGGATAACTTACTGGCTCAAAGTTTGATTACTCTAACTGAATATAATAGTATTCTAAGAGATGTTAAACTTAACCTACTTGACGCCTCAACAACAGGCGTTGACGGTTTTGAACGTGGCATCCTACGACTAGAAGATAGCCTAACGAACTTTGCAGAAACTGCAGAGAACTTCGTTGGCGGTACCTTCCGCAGTCTAGAAGACGCTTTTGTTGAGTTCACCCAGACTGGTAAATTGAGCTTCTCAAGCTTAGTTGATTCTATCCTGGCTGACTTAACTCGAATCGCCTTCCGTGACTCAATCGCCCAACTATTCGGTTTAGGCGGAGGAGCAGTAGGCAGCGGCGGCGGTGCATTTGAAGGTATTCTTTCAGGCATCGGCAGCCTATTTGGTGGCTTACCTGGTTTTGCACGAGGCGGCAGCTTCGACGTTGACTCTGGTTCGGCCATTGGTAATGTAGGTGGCACAGATAACCGTCTAATCGCGTTCAGAGCGCGTGATGGTGAGAATGTGACAGTAACTCCTCCTGGCGAAAGCAAATCAGGCGGTGAGACAGTCAACAACTTTAACTTTAACATCAATACGCCTGACGCAGACAGCTTCGGTCGCTCGCAGCCACAGCTTATGGCTCGTGCTTCAGCCGCAGCGCGTCGTGCATCAACGAGGAATAATTAATGGCTAACCCATTTGTTGAAGAACGCCTACCTGATGAGGTAGAGCGAAATGCTGTCGGTGGACCTGGTTTTAAGACGATTATCACGCCTTTACAGTCAGGTCACGAGCAACGAAACATCCAGTGGTCACAGTCTAGAGCAAAGTGGGATATTGGTTACGGCCTATCCCACTTGAATCCTGGTAAGTCGCAATCCTATCTTAACTTAGTGATTGCGTTCTTCTATGCTCGACGAGGAAGAGCAGTCGGCTTCCGCTTTAAAGACTGGACGGACTTTGAGCTTAACGACCAACTAATTGGCGTAGGTGATGGTTCGACCTCTGCATATCAGATTGTTAAAGTCTACAATGAAGCAGCGGTAAGTTATACTCGCATCCTAAGTAAGATTGTAGATAGCTCTGAGACAGTCACTATTAACGACGTCCCAACAGCTGCCTACACAATTGACTATAATACTGGCATTATTACTTTAGATAGCCCACTAGCTCTAAATGACCTTCTGCGTGTTACCTGTGAGTTTGACGTGCCAGTCCGTTTTGACACCGATGAACTTGACATTACTGCTGTCACCAGTGAAGCAGGCTTCATCGGGTCAATCCCAATTATTGAGGTTCGCCAAGATGCCTAAGACTATCTCAGCGCCAATGCAGACGCACATTGAGTCAGAAGTAACTTCTCTGGCTACTTGTTGGAATTTAGTTCTGCGAGATGGCTCTACTATCCGTGTCACCGACCATGACACGGATATTACTTTTGGAGGTAATACCTATCTTGCTTCCATTGGTGTCACTCGCTCAGCTGTCCAAGACCGTTCGGATATGTCAGTTGATAACATGGAGCTAGCTGGTATTATCGATAGCTCTGTAATCACTGACGAAGACATCCGAGCAGGTCGATATGACTATGCTGATGTAGAATGTTTCCTTGTCAACCATGAAGACCCAGATGCCTTTGGAGATATTAAGCTTCGTAAAGGCACAATCGGTGAAGTCCAAGCTAACCCAATTATTGGCACTTATACTGCAGAGTTCCGTGGTCTATTAGACCGCTTTGCTCAAAATACTATGAATGTGTACCAGAATGAGTGTCGAGTTGACTTGGGCAGTACAAAGTGCGGCGTAATTTTAGAAGCTCCTGAGATTGAACGCGTTACTGTTTATGCAGTAGGCGATGTAGTATCAGTGGCAACAGATGGAGCATTCACAGATGGACGAAAATATGAAGGTCGGCAGTATGTTTGCACTGTTGCTGGTACCACCGACGCTGTTGAACCCGCTTTTGATACCGTTATTGGTAATCCTACTGTTGACGGAACCGCTACTTTCACCTGCGAGTATAGTTTTACTCAGTACGTTACCGTGGATACTGTAATCAATAACCGCTCATTTACTATCACAGCTCCTGAGAATGATTCTATTGCTGTTGATAATTGGTTCAAGTATGGACGTTTAACGCTACTGACTGGGCTTAATTCATTTAAAGCCTACCAGGTCAAAGCATATACTCAATCTTCGAAGCTTGTGGAGTTGTTAATCGCATTGCCATATACACCGAGTTTTGGGGATGTAATCAAAATCCAAGCAGGGTGCGGTAAAACCATCCAGACCTACTGTCGCGACAAGTTCAACAACGTTGTAAACTTCAGAGGTGAGCCGTTCATCCCTGGTTCTAACCAATTCTTGCGTTATCCAGACGCTAAGGGCTAATTATGGAACTCAAAGACCAAATCGTTGAGGTTGCTAAAACCTTTCAGGGTGCTAAATGGGTGCACCAAGGTCGCAGTAAGACCCGCATGGATTGTGCGGGTCTTATTGTAAATGTAGGTACGGTTTTAGACTTACTGCCTGCTGATTTTGTTGACTATACCAACTATCGCCGTCACCCAGATGGATTCCGCTTCAAACAGATGTTTGAGAAGTACGCGGTTCCAGTCAACCGTGGTCAAATGCAGAATGGTGATATTCTCATCTTTGGTGAAGGTCGCTACGGCTATCACTGTGGCATACTCTTCATTGAGAATGAGACATTATATATGGTTCATAGCTATTACGAGCGCGGCAAAGTCGTAATTGAGGAGATTACTCCAAAATGGCGCAAAGTGCTCAAAAACGTTTATAGATACCAAGGGGTATAAGCATGGCACGAATTGTCCTTCCAGTTGCAGGTGCGATAATCTCAACCTATCTCGGCGCAGGCCCAGCGGTAGGTTGGGCTGCAGGTTCTGCAATCGCAGGCGTATTCTTCCCGCCTGACTTAGGTAATGTAGTTAGTGAGGGAGCTCGTCTAAACGACCTTAAAATTACCAACGCTGACTATGGCGCCATCATGCCCAAGTCCTACGGCACTGTAGGCGGCATCGGTGGCACTGTTATCTGGGCCGAAGAAATCGAAGAAGAGAAGATTACCAACTCTCAAGAAGTCGGTGGCAAAGGCGGCGGAGGTGGCACGGTCACATCTATTGAATATAAATACTATGGCACATTTGCAGTTGCCTTCGGTGAAGGTGAAGCGGTAGAAGTTCTACGTATCTGGGCCGATAGTAAAATCATCTATGATGCACGAGAAGACGCAGACAGTGGCGGCACCATCTTTGATAGTGGCTTTACTGGCTTCACATTCTACCCTGGCTCTGAGACCCAGGAAGTAGACCCTCTAATTGCAGCAGACCAAGGTGATTTAGCCAACGCAAACCGTGGAGTCTGCTATATTGTGTTTGACCGCTTACCTCTACAGAATTTTGGTAACCGTTTACCTAATATTACAGCTGAAATCAAGTTTGAAGGCTCAGCAAGCGTCTTAACGGACGTGCCTCTTAATTCTACTGGCTTAACAGGCGCTCCGTCTACGCATGATACGGCTGCAGTAGATTGGGACAGTGGAGCAATTTATGCTTTATCTGCTGACTACTCTCCAGCTCGTTGGGAAAGTCCAACTGCTGCTCCTTACACCTCTACTATCACATTGCAAGACTCACTGCGTGCTTGGTTAGATACTACTGTAAACTTTGGTGCCGAGCTGCCTATTATATCTAAGATTAACAAGATTGGCTATGTGATGATGAATTCAGTGTCAGGATTTAACGGTATTGTAGCTGTAAACCCATCGACTCTTGCAGTTGTAGCCAACTGGTCAACTTCGACTCCACCAGTAGCACAAATGACAAGTGTAGTAGTTCCAACCGGCACACCAGGCGTAGATGTTGAGTATGTAATCCTATCAGGCACAGCATCTACCTTGCCTAATAACCGTCAGTCATTCTATATTCTACAAGTTACAGGTACAGAGAACATTTTCAGTAGCCCATATGGTGAAATGAGAATTTCTTATTCAAACGATGGCTCATTTGAAACAGACTTTGGCGCCGCTACTCAACCAGGCGGCGGTTTAGATGCAGGCGGCTACCTATCTTGGGCTGTTAGACCTTTAACTAATGATGTACAGTCTTTTGAAGTTATTTGGGTATCAGGTTGGGAAGGCACAGGCCTTGCAGGTGTAGGTGGAGATGAGTCTACTGACTGGAAGATTATCGGTGTTGAAGCTCAAGCGGTAGGGGTTCTAACAGATAACCCTCTAGGGCCATTCTTAACTAAAACCCGTGAGTTCTACTATAACTTAGGCGAACTGCGTGGTTTATTCCCAGACCTAGACTGGCCTGCAACTGAAGTCGGCGTCCACTTCCAACGAGCTTGTGCATTTGATAAGTCAGACTATAACACCTTTGTCATTCAGCTATCTGTTGAAGAGCTAATTGATGACACCAATATCCGCTATTTCTACTTCGGTTATGATATGACAACTGAGTCTTGGATTTGGGCTAAGCCAGAAGCTGACTTCTCACTAGGTACAGAATGGAAAGTAAAAACTCTTGCTACAGGACATAACCAGCATACTTTATTGAACAGTAATACTTACGGAAGTTCGTTCCGCTTTGAAAACAACTTAATCTCTGAGTTTGATATGGCGACAGGTGAACTAGTTCAAACGTGGCCTGCTGTTCTTGATGACCCCGAGCATGCAACCTATGACGTTCAAGCTCGTGGAGCAGTATTTGAGAAGCTAGCTCGTGACGAGCCAAGCATCTTAGACTTTAATAGCGGAACACGTGAAGCGGTACCCGTTCAAGACATCCTTGATGACCTTGCTACTCGTGCAGGTTTTGAAACTAACCCTTACCTTGAAACTACTCCTGCTGTATCACAAGGCTACTTTATCGGTCAAGGTGAAGCAGTTCGACAGTCAATTGAACGCTTAGGGCTAGCGTACAAGTTCAACGTTATTGAATCTGACTTTGGTCTGAAGGTTAAAAACCTAGCATCTCCTCCAACTGCGGTAGACATCAACGAAACTGACCTAGTGCTTAAAGACGAGAAGATGCTTGAAGAAAGTCGTATAAGTGAAACCTCTATGCCTACAGCATACAGTTTAACCTTCGTCGACCAAGACTTCGACTATCAACCTTCTACTGTTACAGCCAAAGTTTACAACTCAGGCGAGAAGGTAACAGAATCGAATAACGTAGCAGCTACTAACTTAAACATCGTTATGAATAAGGATGAAGCTAAGGGCCTATGTGAATCTATCCTTGAGACGACTTGGCAAGAGCGCTGGGGCGTTGAGTATGGACTATCGCAGAAATACCTACAGCTTGAGCCGTCTGATATTGTAGACTTGACTGCATCATCAGCCTTATTTAATAACCGTATCGCTTCATTTGACCTCGGCACAAACTTTCAAATCGAGGTTCAAGGTGTGAACTCGGACAGCTCTACATACTCTGCAGACTCTACTACTGATGGTAACTTAGGCTTCCGTCCACCAACACTTCCATCGGCAAATGACGGCTTCCATTTCATTATTGATACGCCTCTATTACGAGATGGAGATAACATTGGTTCTACGTCGGACCAAATTTACCACTCCGCCGGTCCATTTGGCATTAGTCAATGGCAAGGTATGCTATTCCAGAAATCACTTTCGGGTTCTGCATACGGTACATTAGGCCAATTTACTGTGCCTGCAGTTTGGGGTTCAGTTCGAACTACTATGTCTGATACTGACATGCCTTTTACTCCTGATGAAGAGACAGTATTAACTCTATCAGTTGTGAGTGGCTCGCTTCAATCTATTACAGACGACGAACTTTACACTGACTTCTTGAATGCGATTGCAGTCTATAAGTCGAATGGCGATATTGAGGTTATTCAGTTCCGAGATGTAGTAGACCTAGGTAACAACGAGTATGAGGTATCTTTCATCCTTCGTGGCCGACGTGGTACGGACTATGCAACTGGTAATAATATCGCGGGTGCAACCTTTGTACTTCTTCAACTTGACGGCAGTGTGCAAGCATTTGCTCAACCAGTCGAAGAAATTAACACCACTACTTACTATCGTGTAATCCCATTTGGTCAAACTGTGCTAGAGGCTAGAACGCAGACATTCATCAGCGAAGGTAATAGTTTAAAACCTTATGCGCCAGTAAACCAAACTGCAACCACTGATGCAACAGATATTACCTTCACCTGGGATAGACGCACTCGCGTAAACGGTGGCTTACAAAACGGCACAGGTGAAGTACCATTAATCGAAGCATCTGAAGCCTACGAGCTTGACATCTATGATACGCCAGGTGGCTCAGTCATTAGGACTCTGACTTCAACCTCAGAAACTGTTGACTACTTAAATGCTGACATTATCACGGACTTCGGCGTTGGCCCAACTGAAATCACTATCGCAGTGTATCAGATGAGCGAGGCCGTTGGGCGAGGCTTTACAACTATTAAGACTATCGAGGTTACAAATGTCTAACAACATTCTATGGAATGAAGTAGCGGCTGCACAGAACCAGAAGGAAGCAGTAATTAACCAGCAAGCGAGTTATATCGATGCTGCCCTAACAGAGCAAGCCACTCTGTTAGGGACTGGGCCCTTCACTCTGACAGACACAGAGCTTCAAAGGCTTGTCAATATTAAAGTAGATGCCGCGGCGACGTCCGTGGCTTTAACTATTACAGGCCATAAGAAACTATTTATCTTCGACAATAAAGCAGGTACAGTTGAAGCAACGGTTACAAAAGGAGCCACTACTATTGTAGTTCCAGTTGGAGTTGCTCTACCTTTTTATAGTGGCGATGGAGTCAATGACCTATTCAAATTGACAGGCTTTGATACCGACCCGGTAAGTATCACCGTTAGTGCTTTTAAAGCACAAGGTCCGAGCGCCGGAGAAACTTTGCTTTTATGGGTATTCAACCGCGATGTCACGTTCCCAGTTGGTCTAACTGACTCTCAAGCTTATGCTGGACTAACTCCTACTACTCCAGTTTCTGTTGACATTCAAAAGAACGGAGGTAGTATTGGTTCAGCGGACTGGGTCGCAAGTGCGAACGTTGGCACTTTTACCTTCGCCACTGAGACGAGCTTCACTTCTGGAGACGTGCTTGCTCTTATCGCACCAAATCCAGCAGATGCAACTTTTGGTGATATTTCAATCTCATTAGTAGGAACAACATCATGAGCCTTTTAGGAATCTTTGACCAATGTAATGCTAGACCATGGGATGGCACTAACTCGCCGACAGATACCCGTAATAGTGTGCAAACAAGTGGTACGTATATTGACACCACTTTCACAACTTCTGCTTTAAGCCTTACAGCTTATAATACTTATCCAACTGAGCATCTTTATAGTGACCTGACACCTGCTGCTTATGATGCCTCATCTACTGTATATTGGCTACACTTTGTAACTACTATGCGAGCAGCTCGTCCGTTCCCAGACTCTATCGGCCTATACGACGGCTCAGGCGTACCAATTTGGATTCTACGAACTAATACCACTACTTCCCGCGGTCGTATTTACTTTGAAACCTTTAATGATGCTGGTGCACTTGTGACTTCGACACTAATCCGCGATGAGTCATCTGGCTCATACATTCAGGATAACTACGATATTAGCATTGACCCTGATAATGATGAAGTGAAGGTATATCTTGACGGAGCAATTGATGGTACCTATTCATTTGATGTCTCAACTCACCGTACAGCAGCAACTAACATTGAAAGACTTGTACTTTTGTCTCGTGCTACAAGTTCAGGCACTAGTGTAACTTCTCAATGTTTCTCTCAAGTGCTTTTCGCAGACGAAGAGACTATTGGCTGGCGTGTTGCGCAGCTTCAGCCTAATGCAGCTGGCTCAAATGCAGATGAAGGTGGAGTTTATACCAATATCGATGAAAATGGTTTTGACACTGCAACTTTTAACACTCTCACTGCCGCAGGTTTAGAAACCTTTGAATATTCAGATATGCCAGACCTAACAGCTCTCAGTTTGGAAGTAGTTGAAGTAGTCATTGGCACGGCAGTTGAAGCCGATGTTGGTGCAACAGCTCCAAATGTCACAAACCAGATGTACGCTAGTTCGACTGCGTACGATTTAGGTTCGGCCGTCGATGCTACCGGGTTAGACTATGCGGACCCTGTAGTGACACGATTAGCTACAAATCCGGCAACTGCTACGGATTGGACTGAGTCTGACCTGAATAATGCTGAGTTTGGCTATAAAACCACAGTATAAGGAAGGTGATGCATGGCTGATACCTACGTTGTACGGCAGTCTGTCGCTGTCGTACTTAAACCGCTCCCAGCTACTACGGTTGTTCGCCAATCAGTGGCAGTGGTACTTAAACCCGTTACAGTTCCATTAGGTCCAGCGCCTAGAATTGCAACGGCGACTTACTTAGATAATAAACCAGCAAGTTAAGGAGAAACTCATGCCAGGTAATCTCAACTGGTCAGACATCCCTACTGCTACTACTGGATTAGAGCAAAAGTCCGATTTGATTAATGCTCAACGTGGTATCTTGGATGCAGCTACTACTGAACAGCTGGATATTGCAACAGATGTGTCTGATGTTCTAACAACGGATGAATTCGGCGATAATATGGCGTTTATCATTCCTAACGCTAATACCGGAGCAGTGAGTTTAACTGTTCCAGCTAGCTACCCTCGAATCTTTGCCGTTGTAAATGAAAGTGCTTTTGAAGTTACAGTCATTAAAGGCTTAACTAGCCTTGTTATCGAGGCCTCTAATTCTGAGCTGTTCTATGCGGATGACACTGCTGACGGTCTTGTAAGGGCCACCCCTACTGAAGAGGATATAGTCCGTAGCATCATGGTGAATGTGTATGCTGAAGGTTCATATAGCGCAGGCGAAGTAGTAGGGCTCTATTCGTTTATTGATTCGGGTAACATCCCGACTGGATTTACTAACTCTATCTTTAAACTTGACACCGCGACAACAGGCGCTGTGTCATTCGATGTGCAAAAGAACGGCGTTAGTATCGGTACTATCGACTTTGCAGCTGCGGCGACGTCTGCGACCTTTACAGGCGGTAATGCTGACTTCTTAGAAGGTGACGTACTTGCGATTGTTGCGCCTAATCCGGCTGATGGCACTGCAGCAGGATTGCACGGCGTATTAGAAATCACTGTGAACTTCAGTCCTCCTGTAGTAGCAACTCAATTCGGCTTCCAAGTATATGTTGACCCTGTGAATGTTGACGACCTAATTGCAGATTTCCCTCTTGTTATCACAGAGCGTGATATGCCTGCAGAGTTTTGGACTAATGGAGATGAGACTACTATTCAAGCATATGACGAGACTGGTCAGACTGCCTTTGACACTGAGGTAGCATGGTTCGACAGTGTAAATGAACGTTGTCGTATCCATGTTAAAGTTCCAGGTATCTCACAACTTGCTGGTGCAGTAGTTAATGTCTTCTGGGATGTTACCCCTACTGCTGCTGCTGCAGTCTTCACTATGTACGACATCGTTGTGCCTCTTAAAGTATTAACAGAAGGCGATGTGGATAACTATGGCTCTGAATCAATTACTTTAATCTTTGATGAAGGCACAGGTGGACCGCTTAACTATACAAATGACGGTTTAGTATTTACAGGCACCGACGACCAAACTATTAAAGCCAATATGACTGCTAAAAATGACTACTATGCTGTAGTACGAGGCAGACAGGATGACGCAACCCAGAAGACCATGATGTCTATTCATGTTAGTAGCGCAAACCGTGCCAATATCACAATTGATAACGGTAATGAAGCTTCAGCATGGGATAGTACTAATGGTTGGTTTGATACTAGCCCTATTCAAGACCCTGGTACTAGTGACTTTTTTGTCATCGGCTATAAAGTAGAAGATGCAGTTGAGCGTAATATTTGGTTTAATGGTGGGTTTAAAGGCACAGATAATACCATCTCAGCTACGACTGACCGTACAGCCTTCCGAATTGGTATTGCAGCTAACGATGCAGAAGATTGGAACGGCCCAATCTCAGAAGCTCGTTTAGCAGGTGATATTACCCCCTTTACGGATGAGTTCGTTAAGCTTGAACATGCGAACTTGAACAATATAGATGAATATTCGGTGACTGCAATCGAAGTAGATAATGAGAAAGAAGTACCGATTAACCAGACTAACGTCTCTTTCTATTTAAGTACAGTCGGCGAGGCTCCAGGCAGTCAAGTCTTCCATGATGAGTCCGCAAATGATTTTGCTATTACTACAACTGGTAATACCAACGTGCAAGCTGATGGGTCTATTTACTTTGATGGCAATGGAGACTGGCTAACTGTCCCGCATGACTCCCAGATTAGTGTAGCTAACTCAAATGATATGCTATTTGAAGTTGAGTTTAACTGGGATGGCACAGGTGATACCACTCAATGTTTCTTCAATAAGCGGGATGGTGGTTCAGCTGAAGAATTCCGTATGACTCTTAATGGAGGCAAAATTGAGTTTATCACCTTTATCTCTGGCTCGGCGGATGTTAACTTGATAGACTCTAGTTCTGTTTCAGCAGGCACGTGGTATAATTTCAAAGCTGAGCGAATCAGCGGCACTTGGACAATCTACCTTGATGATGTTGAAATTGCAAGCGCTACTGAAGCAGGTACTCCTAGCGCAAACGGAGCAGACCTCCAAATCGGTCGAAGCCGCTTTAACAGTGCGCGTGAGTTCAAAGGCTATATTCGCAAAGCTAAGATTGTTCAAATCCCTTAAGGAGAGAGTATGATTTTTCCAGCATGGATACATGTAGCGGCTATCACAGCCGCTTTCATCACAATAGCGCAAGCTGAACCGCAAGAGTTCACAGCTGAAGACGAGCAGTGTATGATAGACAACATCTTTTATGAGGCCGTAAGTGAGCCTCTACTCGGCCAAATACTAGTGGCTGAGGTTGTCAAAAACCGCACCAATGACGAACGCTGGGGGGATACAATCTGTGAAACAATCTACCAACCAGAGCAATTCTCCTGGACGCTCATCCCAGTGTACAAACTGTGGGCATTCAAGCAAGAAAACATTGAAGACTATACCGCTATTGCCACTGCTATGGCAAATAGTGATATTTTTATGTCTGCTGATGCCCCGGCTGGCTTCGAAGGCGTTAATCATTATCTACGTTGTGACGCTAAAAGTCCAGAGCGCTGGGAAGACAAGATGGAGTTTCTTGGTCAAGTTGGTGCACACTGTTTCTATCGCGATAAATAAGCTTCGGTATGCAGCCTGTTTAGTGCGAGCCTTGAAACATAGTCGAGCAGGACAGAGATATGGAAAACGAGCAAATAGAGACTAAACCGACGCCTAGGCTAGATACATGGCCTAGGCGTCGTCGTATGATGCACCAAGTTTTAGTGTTTTGTATGGCGGTAATCACTTTCTGTTTATGGCAGGAACCCGCACATGGTGATACAGCTATCGAGTATAGCTTCATAGTGATTGGCATTACAGTCCTGGGTTACGTATTCGGCGCGATATTGGATGATAATGCTGTAACCCTGTTTAAGAGGAAATAATTATGCCTTTCATGCAATATTTTAAGTGGGGAGCAATTGTACTTTTCGTCGTTTTGGCGCTAAGTGCTTATTCTCGTTACAATTCAGTAGTTTCCGAACGCGACTTATTAGTACAGAATAACGCTGTACTTGAAGACGCTTTTGAGAGGGAGCAAGAAGCGACAAAAAAGCTCCAAGCCTTGCTGGACAAGGCATACGAAAAGTTTGATGAGTTTGAAGCCACTTTAAAAGACTTTAACGATAATCAACAAACCGCTCGTAAGGAATTGGAGGCGTTGAATGGTAAATTTAGGAAACATGACCTGGAAGCACTTGCCAAAAAGAAGCCTGGACTTATTGAAGATAGGCTTAATAATGGCACTCGTGACACTTTCAGGATGCTCGAAGAATCTACTGAACCTAGAACCGACTGAAGTAGTAGTGAATGAGCCGACGGTTGTAGTTTTACCAGACCCCCATCCAGTAAAGCTATACAATATTAACTGGGAAGTGATTATAGTCAAAGACCCTGACGGGACAGAGAAGGTATATTTTGCTTTGTCTCCGGGTGACTACGAAAACCTCTCACTCAATATGGCGGAGATTCTTCGTTGGATTAGTGAAGCTCAATGGCAGCTTCGTTACTATCAAAACGAGGTAAATAACAATGGCAATGAACGAGGAAGAGACCAAGCGAATCGTGGAGATGACAGTTCGTGAAACAGTTCCCCACGTGGTCAAAGACACACTCACAAGTTACGGTATTGATGCATCCAACCCTATTGAGGTGCAGAAAGACCAACAGCATCTCCGCAAGTGGCGAACGCGACTTGATACCGCAGGCGGCCGATTCTTCTTAGTCGCAGTTTTAGCAGTTATGGGCTTCGGGTCTCAACTGTTAGGTTCAGGCGCTGTAGACTGGCTCAAAAGTCTAGTAGCATAATTCCTCTAGGTAGCTTCGGCTACCTTCTCTCATTTATGGATTGGAGAAATACCATGAAGACTAATAAAGGCGTAACGTACAGCAAAGAACACCTGGAGGCCATTTACCCCTTTGCTGTCGGTCAACAAAAAGTCTATATTGACTATATGTTGCAGAATGATTGCTCAGCAGCGTATACCGCAAAGCAACTCGGTAAGAATTCAGCTACGGTTGCACATGCTGTACAAGCCGTAGAACGAAAAGCTGCTAAAGCTAACGTTGGACCTGACTATTTGCATCTCGCTCAAGGCGGGCCACTTGCGCCAGGTCAACAATTAGGCAAGCAGACTGTTCACGTTAAAGACGGTAAAATTGAACAGGTTTGGAACCGCTACGAGTTCGATAAAGACTTTGACAAGCTTGAGCTCCTGAAAGACGCTATCACTTCTATGTTAGCCGACTATCCTGCTGCAGCTTGCATCGACCGCGTCCGTCATAACTACTATGACGAGAATGTCATTCCATGGTATAACATCGGTGATGCCCATATTGGTATGCTAGCCCACGAAATGGAAGTAGGCGAGAACTTCGATATTAAGAAGGCGACTCGCGAATTATCCGTTGGTCTATGTAGCCTAATCCGCAATACTGAACCCGCAGCTAAATGTGTTATTAACGACTTCGGTGATGCAACTCACTACGAGAACATGGCAGGCGTCACAGAAGCTAGTGGACACATGCTCGACTGTGACGGTCGCTTTGTTAAGATGATTCAGGCATACGTTACGGTGATGATTGAGGCGATTGACACAGCGCTTGACGTCCACGACGAAGTTGACGTTATCATCAACCAGGGTAACCACTCTCGGACCAATGATTTGTGGATGGCTCAACTTCTACGAATGCACTACCGTGATGAACCTCGTGTTAATGTACTGGACAATACAAATGTCTTCACTTTCTACCGTATGGGCAAGACGCAAGTCTTGACACACCACTCTGACAAATGTAAGCCTGACAAACTCATCGACGTTCTAATCAATGACGGTCGTAAAGACTATGGCGAGTGTGAACACCACTATATTTGGGTTGGCCATATCCACCATCGTCACACTAGTAACGAGTTCCGCGGCATCACTATTGAGTCGTTCAATACTCTAGCCAACAAAGATAAGTATGCCCACGATGGCGGTTGGCGCAGTCAGCAATCTATCACCCGTGTTGACCTTCACAAGGAGTACGGTGAAATCGGTCGTGCCACTCTAAACATTCGAGCGGTTCGAGCCATTATTGAATCTCAAGGAGGTCTCTGATGCGATGCGTAAATATTGAAAGTCCCTTCGCAGGCAACTGGGAAGAAAACCTCCGCTATTTACGGGCTTGTATGCAAGACTGCCTTTTAAGAGGCGAAGCCCCATTTGCGAGTCATGCGCTATATACTCAGGAAGGCGTATTGAATGACGAAATCCCTGCACAACGTCGCCTAGGCATGGATGCAGGCTTTGAGATTAACTCTCGTTTGGACGCAACCGTGGTCTATACGGATTTAGGCATTTCGAAAGGCATGGAAGAAGGTATTGAGCGAGCGTTGGATGATGGCCGACCGGTCGAATATCGAACGCTCCTCGGCTGGAATCTGGAGCTAAGCACCTGGCAATACGGCACCGATTAATGACGTCTTTTGCATATTAAATCAAGGGCATGGTTTTCGACTATCTTGCATACTCGGGCTAAAATAGCTGCTAAATCGTGCCCTTTACAAATACTTATAAGCCCTAGTTCTATATACTCAACACCTTCTCTAAGTCTAGGTCCATAGGCGCTATTGACCACGTAATATTCAGCTTTTGCTCCACTGCCTACTTGAATCAAATAGTGAGTAATACAGCCTGCTGTGCGCTTCTTGCGGTGCCATTGGATTTGCCCTTTACGGATGTGCCTCAAGGCTATGACCCCTTTCTTAGGCATAGGAGCGCATTTAAGCTCTAGCCACACATCGATATTACCACGAGATAGGACTAAATCAGCGGTGCCATTGCCACTACTGTTTTCAATACGCTCGTGGAACCAGCTTTTAGGCTTCTGCTTCACACATTTACTGCTTAGGGTCTTTTCGGCCGTTGCGCTCATAGACTGCCTTCCTTAGTTTATTAAATAGGTCAAGTTTAGTAGCTTGTTTAACGCACCAAGCCCTTACATTGGCATCGTACTCATCTTGCTGCCAGAACTCTGATTCTTTAGGAATTCGGCTTATAAATGAAGCACTAACGCTATACTTAACTTGCCGATAATGCGTCTCAGGCTCAGGTATGTAGAGGTAAAGTGTACAGTTTGGAAAACGCGGGCCGTGCTCTACATAAAAGCGAAGTTTTGACAGATTAAAGCCACCATATTTCTTAGCCATTAGAAACCTCCAAATTCATCAACATCAGGTATAGACTCCGCAGGCTTGCGAGCCTTCTTACGCTTATGACGCTCACTTACCATACTGGAGCAGTCAGCACTCTCAGAATTACGGCAAGAGACAGAGCGAGTCTTTTTCTTGGTCACAAGATGAGAGCAGTCAGCCTCTTCAGGGTCACGTGAACCTTCATCTCCAATGAAAGTGCTGATAGCTTCTTCAGTCGCTTTCTGGCGGTCGTGCTCTTCTTGCACGTCAGCAGTCCAGTTCATCTCTTCTTGCTTGGCTTTCCAGAACTTCGTCCATACCCATAAAGAGTCTTGACCGCTTGCATTAATAGCTCCTTTTATGAGCTTTTTAGGAATCCAAACTTTAACAGGTTTGTCGCGGTCGTCCCACTCGAATAGAACGGCTTTGTTAGTAGATTGAACCACGGTTCCATAGACCTTAGTATGGTAGTGAAAAGGGTCTCGTAAATAAGTACCCGCATAATCTGAATAGGTCGGTGCGTAATAAGGCTCATCATTGTCCATAGCTAGATTCATGTAGTAGTCAGCCATTTCACCCATATCTTCATCTCCTGATGGACCGCAAGGCCCTAGTTGCATAAAGTCGTCATCTTCCATATTAAAACGTGGACTTATAGGCCCGTCTTCACCAAGATACATAGACTAATCTCCGAATTCAATTGCTGCCATGTAGTTACGTGCCAGGCGTTCAACTTCCTGACATCGCTCAACGGTAAACATACCGATGTGAGTCATAGCGGGAGTTAAACCAAGTTGTTTTGAAAGCCAAGCGTACGCCTGCGGTCGTGACATATGCCCTTCACGCCAAATACGGTCGAAGGCACGGTGCGCTTGAGACTTAGCCCAGCGGAGCTTTTCGTCTGCTAAACGCCCCAGAGGGATAATTGTTCCTTTGTGCGTTCCAACGTACGCTCTTTCGTGCGGTCGGAAGTGAGTTCCTTCACACAAGTAGAAGTTCAAGTACGCTAGGTCTTTACGGTGAGGATAGATTTCATTGCCTTTCACCAGGCGCGCCACACTGTCACAGTAAGGACAACGTACTGGGTCAACTTGTCGCTTATTACGTCTTTTACCCATAATCTACCTCCAACTTAAATACTTTTGATGAGTTCGAGCTACACGGCCATCTTCAAACATGATGGCAAACATCTTGCAATGGGTGCACCAGCCAATTAGATGCACTTCTGTAGGAGTAGCATGCTTATTAAGTATCAGCACCCATCGCGGAGTTAAACAGTTCATATGTAGATAACCTTTACATCAGCTTCTTGTAAGTATGATAGCGCCTTTTGAAGGTCTTTAAACCTAGAACTCTGCCTATCGTGCCCTTTCGAAGGACTGTGAATGATTACCGCCGCAATGCCGTTTGGGATGATGTGGTCAATCACACATCGAACGCACGGCGAGCGAGTCACAAATAAGTAGCAACCTCGTACGTTAAACGCAGCGTTACTAAGCGCATTCGCTTCGGCATGACGCATTAACTCGTTCTTCAGCGCTTTGTCGTTGAGACGCTCTGTCGTGTCTGCAATGCCTGCTGGAAAACCGTTGAAACCTAGGGAGAATTGCCTAAACGAAGGAGGAGCCACACAGGCTCCAACTCCGACTTTAGGGTCTTTACTCCACTCCTTGGCTTCAAGCGCGAGATTCATCCCGCGTTGAAGCCATTTAGAGTCTGAGAGTTTGACCTCATTCATACTGCTACCTCCGGTCGTTGAGCTAACCCTGGCATGATACAATTACGAGCGCCTTCGCCCACCATGCCGACAAACTCATTGGAATGCCCCGTGATTTCGCTAACTGACCAGCCTGGTAATTTAGGAGCCATGGTTTGGCCTGTCGTCATTTCACTAGTAATCCATGAGCGCTTATGTTCACGGTAGTGTCGCATAGCTTCTTGAGCTAGCTCCACATGATTGTCATACATATGCGGATTGCCTAAGAAGGTTGACATACTACCATGGTCTAAGTTGGCAAGCATGCACAACTTTTCATGTAGGACAGGGTCTGAATTCGGGCTACTGATAAGCTCGTACGTCGCTCTTTGACGAATTTCGTGCACTAATGCATCTACTACGTAAGCAGTGCACATAATGTCGTACGGCAAGCCTACGTACAAATCTGAAGAGCGAATAAAGTAGCTACACATTAATTTGCCATTAACAATGTAGAAGCTCATTGCGAAAGGACACGGAACATTCTTTGTACCCATGTTCATAAGGCCATCGTCGCCTGGGTCCCAAGCACAAAGCACAGTGCGGCGGTTTGACGGGTCTTTCATCAGACACTGTACAAGGTCTTCAACTTGGTCACGACCGAAGTGCTTACGCCAGCGATAGCCATAAGCTGCTTTAATCGTTTTGCCATCATTTTCAGTGAAGTCTTTCCAGATGCCGCAGTATTGCTCAATGAAGGTTGAGTCTTGTTCACCGCGAAAGAACCATGCACACTCAGCGGCGGCAGTCTTCGGGTAGAAGTTGCGAAGCATTGACAAAGGCAAGTACTCCGAGAGTTTGAAACTAAAGCCAATGCCGCTCGTAAATGTATGACAGATTTGACCTGTACGCTCATTTCTAACGGCTTGAAGCTTGCTAGAATCTACATTCAGCAAGCGAACTGTTTGATTGATAACTTCAAAGTAGAGCTCATCAAAGCCTTTATTAGCTTGACAGTCTACAGTTGGCATCATTAATTGACTATTCATTATCGTGCTCCAATAGCCGGGAATGCTTCAGGGTTCATTAACCATTCAGCATAGAAGTTACTATAGTTCACCAGGTCAAGCACAGAGTCTAATATGCTCTCATTGTTGACTTCACCTTTGAACTTGTCAGGGTTGAGGTTTTTCAGACGCTCAATCTTCATGTGCAGCATTTGCAGGAAGCTTGTGTGTCCGAATGGGAAGTAGACATTCCAATGACCGTAATCATTATCTTTCTTAGCATGTAGCTTAGCCACATGAATAGCGACAGGCGACAAGCTGAACACCCAATCGTGGTTAGGCGGCTGCCAACCTTCAGGTTTGACAGCATCATTGCCACCAGATTCAGGACGTTTAGCCAACTTGCCTTTCTTCTTAGCCAGGTTAGCTTGGATAATATCTTCAAAGCAGTGACCTGCAGGGACATTCATCTCAAGCACCGCACCAAGGCCGAAAACATCCATGTCTAGGAAGGCATCGATAACTTCACCATGGTCACCACGCTGGTATGCCGCAATAGCTTCTTCAAGCTCTTCAAGGCAGGCTTTCACACGGAACATAAAACGTTCAGGTTTTAAAGGTACAACACCACTATCATCAGCTTTAAGGTCGAGTACTGCACCATTAAAGTCAGCAGTGCGCTCATAACATTCAGTTAGTAGGCCCTGCACTCGCATAATTTCCATATAGAGTTCTGCTTCTTGCTGGGGAGTTAAAACATTATTCATTGACTGTCTCCGTTAACGAAATAGACCTGATAATTATATCAGGTCTTTAATAGCTTTTATCAAACGATTGGCCCTGCGATTAGTCAGACTTGACTTCCAATTGCAAATCTGCTTTACGAGTGACGACCACATCATGCTTAACTTGTTCGGCAGATTTGGGTGCAACAATAGTAGTCACCCCCAAGACTACGTACGAATTACCGTATTTAGCCGCCATGTCTTGAGCATCGCTAATAGCTTCATCTTCATCTACGTACTTCTTCAACGGTGGCTGCGTCGGACAGCTTCGGTCGTGAATATTGTAGCGAATATCGTCGTGCACACCGGCAATCATGTAGAAGTCGGTTTGGACGGCCATTTTCTGTTGTAGAGCATCAATGCGATGAGCTTCAACCATAGTGTTGACATCACATTCCATTTCTAGTGGGAATAGGAACGCAAAGCCGCGGCGAGTTTCAGGCACTGGGTCTAGCACATCAAGTAGCTTAGGAGCCATTGCTGTCAAAGCAAAGCGCGAAGTCTTATCTTCTGGATACGGTATACCCTGAGGCGATAGTTTCCATGCTACGCGGAATGAAGAGGTGCCGACGTCTTCAATCACACCAATCGCACCATTGCGGTCGCCAGATTTACCATTGATTACAGCTTGACCTTTCTTAAGGTAGTTCTGTTTAGATTTAGGCATAAGTCTATCTCCTAGTTTAGGATGTCAAATTCCCAAGGCTCAACACCTTCAGGAACAACAGTTTTAACGCAGTCACCCACGATGTCATAACCCCAACCTTGGTCTCGGTTTGCACATGATAAATGACTTAATACGTTTGAGCGGCTCATGTCAAATTTAGACATACACTCAACGATAGGTTGCGGAGTATCCTGTAAGAAGAACTCGCAAACCATACCGCGCTTACTTTGTTTCTTCAATGGCTTAAAACCTTCAGGATTTACTTCTTTACCAGCTGAGCGCTGCTTCTTCGGCTTTTGAATGATAATGCCAGAAACATCTTCACCATTCGCCTCCATAGCGCCCACAGCTTCTGCCGTCATTACTTTCGGCACTTCAGCACCAAGCTCTTTCATAATGATAGAAGCTCGAAGCCAATCTTTGTTCATGCCTAGTTTAGCAAAGTGATGCCACTTCTCTAGCAAGAACTCTTTCCAGAATTCGACATCCATGTCGTAACGCTGGCACGGCTCTTGTCGGCCGTTGTTTAGCACGTTTATTTCCCCGCAGTGGTTGGCTACATCCCAGCCTTGAAAGTTGAATGGGTCGAAGACCAACGAACGCTTAGGACCTTGGATAATAAGAGCTCGAGCATATCCGTTGCCAGCAGGCTCTTTAATATGATAGTTCTGCGGTAGAACTTTGTTTGCGTGAGCCCCAGCATAGTAGACTCTGATTAATTCAACTTTCATAGCTTGTACTCTTGTTTGTTGATTTAAGTTAATTATACTACTATTCGGTAAGAAGTAACCATACGTTACTTCCACCCTTTCAAGTAATTAAGTGCGCGGCCGTAAGTCTGAGGCGGAATGCTAAGCATGGTCTGAATGTCTTTAGGTTCATAGCCTTTAGAGTACATTTCCCACAATAGGTCTAGGTCTTTCTTAGGCAGCACGTTGATTTCAACCCCCATGTCAAATATCTTCTTACGGATAACATTCCAGGTCAAGTGCGGAAGCTGGCGCAATACTTCTTGCTTACCAAGTTCGTTGACTTGCAGCATGATAGCTTTATCTTCATCTGATAGGCGAGTCATGCCATATTGTCGCACGATGCCGTATCGATGCGCACAGCTCTGAATAGACTGCCAGTTGCGCGTATTAAAGACTGCTAAAACTACATGCTTCGGTGCATTAGGATAGATAGCTTGTAAAACCCCAATTTCACCGGTCGTCCAACGCTCGCCATAGTTAACAGGTATAACGTCCAGGTCACGGCGAACACCGTGCTTAGTAGCCTTAACCTTGATTCCGCGCCAACTTCGGCCTGGTAATGCAAGCAGTAAGTCTTCAACAGAAGCCCGAGGATACATTCTTTCAAGGATTTCAAGCTCTTTGTCAGTCCAGTTAGGGTTTTGTCGAGGGACTTTAGCCTTGCGGGCTTCATTCACGTCCAGGAATCGTGGGGCATCTAATAAATCAAGCATAGGCTTTCTCCATACCGTAACAGTTAACTTTAATCAGGCTTTCAAGGCGGTCAAGATACTTGACTCGATGGGCAGATTTGCCGATGCGTAAAACCTGAGTGCGAAGGTATTGATACTCAGTAATTCTACCTTGGTCATAGAATTCCTCAAGCTTCATATAACAGATTCGGTGCACGTAGTTCGAAGAGAGCTCGAATTTCTCTGCAATCTCTGAACACGTCATGTCAGGGTCCATAAACAGTGCCATGATGAGGTCAATATCTTCATCAGGTAGCATGCAGTTACGTTCTGTCAACCCTAGGCGCTGAGCACGAGAATAGATGCTTACCTTAGTGCGATGAGGTAGGTGACGCTCTTGAATAGTCTCTGCGCCAATAAGCTTGAACCAGCGACGAAGGATTTGGTCCTCCTCAGGAGTATAGTCTTTGGTATACTCTTTAGTGGAGTCCTTCTTGATGTCTAGTTTATGCAGACGGGCTTTAATAGCGCCTAGGGTACGACCAGGTAGCTTATCGACCAGGAGTTTATTTGGAGTAGTGGCACCGTGATTAAGAAGTATATTGTCTTCGAGAGCAGTCCACGCGTTCATGTTATTGGTTGCAGCCATATTCAGGTCTCGTTGTTGTTTGAAGTTATTGTAATAATAGACCGTATAGCTGCTGAAGTAATCAAACATTAAACCAATAAAAAAAGGCTCCCTTTTTCAAAGCATGGGAGCCTTTTAATTACTTACACAATACGTAGAAACAATCATCGGTGGTTAATCGGATGGTTGTATGCTATTTACAGAGTTTGGGACTAGTATATAGCTGGTAGCCCTCTAGACTCTCGACTGGCGTAACTTCGGTCTCACGGTCGGTAAACGGTGATAGCAGTTACAATCTAGAGGGCTAGCAGCTATACACTCAGAGGAAAAATGCGGATAAAAACCCTAAGTGATAGCCGGAGAGTTAAGATTGGATGTGCGACCTACCAATCAACTAAACGTCTCTCGAACTCTAGCTCTTTTTATGGAGCTCAGGCTGAGACAGTAAACGGAACACGATAAACACTAGACCCATAAGGCGGTAAACCCATTCCGATGCTGTTTGTGGAACTACATTATCAGCCATCCACCACTCAGCAATGGTGTAAATAAGAGCAACCTGAACTGAGTGCATCTTAAGAGCTGATTTCCAGTTATCAATAAGTTTCATAAACTTACTCCTGAAGGTTGGCGATGGATGCGGGACTCGAACCCGCGACTCCTTGATTAACAGTCAAGCACTCTACCAACTGAGTTAATCCATCAACTCGAAAGGCTCTCTGTCCGGAGATACTCCTAGACTTCTAATCTCTTACCCGTCAATATCGTGGCAGCGGGTAACTTCTCACATCCACGCTAGTTTTGATTAGAATTTGAAAACCTTTCGAGTTGCCCTCTGCAGGCTTAGGAGGTCAGAGGGCTACCCGGTTAAGCTGTAGGGTCTACATCTTTACCTTTACCACCTTTGTCTGCTTTAGCAGCTTTGGCTTTGTCCGCTTTTTCTTTTGCTTTAGCCGCTTTTTCAGCAGCTTTCTTTTCAGCATTGCGGGCTTTAGTGATGTCACGTGAAGTTTGCACCTTCGGATTTTCTTCACGGATTTTGTTACGGTACCAGTTGATGGAAGCTTTCTTAGTCTTCGCATCAGGGAAGGCTTTAAGCACTTCAGCTAGCGCTTCATCGTTGTCTTTACCCGCTAGGATTGCTGCAGTAGCAACACTTGCGATAGTAGGACCTTCAGAAGGCTGACGACCGCGTGGCTTTTTCACATCGTCTTTTGCTTTAGCAGCGTCTGCTTTACCTGCACCTTTACCTTTATTCTCAGCCATAATCGAGTTCCTCTTGTTTGTTATCTGCATCATCGCTTAAGTTGAATTAAACTATAAACACTCTTAGTTGAGTTGTTAACCAGCAAATGATTATTTTGCTAAATACGCTTGGTCTATCGCGTCTAAGTAGTCTCGTAATGCTTGACCAACAACCGATTCACGTACTTGGGCCTTGGCAATAAGGTTCTCAATAATTCTTGTTTCAATGAGTCCAGGGTAGATGAGGTCTGTGAGCCAGACTGAATCACCTCCCACAACAGTTGCTCTCTCGTTTGCTTGATTGCGCACTTCTGCGTTATAGGTATGTGAATACCAAACCATACCGCCCGCTGCTGAAAGGTTGAGACCTTCCCCCGCGGACATAGGCTGTCCGATGAAGAGTCGGGTTTTAGGGTCATCTCTAAAGCTATCGATAGCGTTGTTCTTCTCATCTTCTTTCACGCCTCCGTAGTAGCGTACTGGATTATACTGCTTAAGCTCCTTATACAGCATTTCAATGTCATAACGGAAGTGACACCAAATGATTACCTTATCGTCAGTGTCTTCTAGCAGCTCTTTAAGCGCTATTACCTTTGGATTGTCTTTAGGCTTGATGATTTCATAGACTTCATTGGCCTCAGTATCCTTGATGAATCCGCTGGTGATTGTCTGCAGTTTGATATTGAGTGGACCGCCTTCAAGGATTTCAACAACTATGTCATCTAGGTCCTGGGTTTGAAGCGTCACGCATAGTTCATCTATTGCTTCACGGTACTTGGCTTCTTGCTTCGGAGACAGTTCGAGGTACATCGGCTTCTCGATTAGCTCCGGAAGGTCTTCACAGTCTGAACGTCGCACTAAACTTGAGTATTTTGCAAGCTTCATGCGTAAGTTGTCCAGGTTCTTGTACTCTTTGAGTTTAGGGAACGTGCGGCCGCCCGCTCCATAGCCATCTTCATAAGTAGCATAGAAGTCTTTGAACTCAGCATACTTATCAAACCCAAGTAGACCTGGAGCAAGCAGTTCATATTGACTGAAGCACTTCAATGGACTGTTATCCATAACGGAACCGGTCAAGATACGCTTATGAGAGGCACGCTTTGCTAAACCCCTGGCTCGCTTGGTGCGCTTGGAGCCTGTTGTGCCAAACTTGTGGGATTCGTCAAATACTACCATAAAGCGAGGGTATCGTTTCATCCAGCGGATAATGTGTGCCTTACATTGGTCAAATTGCAATGAATCAATAGGGATAGTTAGCACACCCATCTTCATGCCTAGTATAGACTCAAGAGCCTCTTTGAACTCAGGCTGTCGAGCATCTCGCTTAGGATGAGAGTAATAGAAAGCATTGTAGGGAACACAATCCCAACCGTGAATAGGCAGCTCGCGGAGCACCCAGTTACTGTGTACGCCATTGGGAGCAAAGACCAACACACCATCAATCTGATTCTCACAGAAGAGATAACTAGCTTGGTCAATGATGAGCTTAGTCTTGCCGGTACGCATTTGCCACAATAGGGCGCGGATTTTGCTATCTTTTGAAAGTTGAAACTCCTTATGCTGATGGGTATAAGGAGTTGTCTTCATTCGTGGGTCTGGTTTAGTCATTACCATAAAGCTGGTACCTTACTTCTTAGTGCTGCTTTTTCCTTAGCGCGGTTGATTCGTCTCTCGCGGCGTCGGGTGATACCATTCTCAATCTTCATTGGGAACTCTGAATCACGCCATTGACGCATCTCACGCTTAGCCATTACATCGCAACGGTGATTAAAGAATGCCTGGTGGCTAGAGTGTTTAGGCTGGTGACCTTTGATAGTCTTAATCTTGATAGCTAGAGCATCCATGATATTCTTAGCCGCTGTCACCAAACGGTATAGTTCTCGTTGTGCAGGGGTGATACGACGGAAAGCTTCGCGGATACCTGGTGCATCAGTGACGATAGTCACAGTGTGGAAAGACTTCAAGTCAAGAGTCTCAGAGGCATGTAGAACTCCCATGCATACTGCGATTAATTCAGCAGTGACGGAGTTGCGAACAGTTAAATGGAAGCGGCCTTTATGCTTTTGGTAGGCCTTTTTGTCTTTGTCTTCTACAAGACAGATACCAAAGCCAGAGCATCCCGTGTTAGGACAGAATGAGCCGTCAGTAAAAATCCTCAGGTGGTTTTCCATAGAATTTACTCTGTTATTAATGACAGTATAAATATAAAACGACCGCACGCATCAGTAAACAAGCGAACGGTCGTTTTAGTAGGTTTATTTACGGTATCGTATACCTTGCCATCCTTCAGCTGCAACTGGACAGCCTTTACCCCATGGCGGCAATGTAGCCATCAGTTCTTCAAACTCCTGGTAGCTGCCGACGCCTTCATCACATTCAGCCAACAATTCATCGTGTACTGATGCGATTACATCATATGAGGTCTTAGCAATACCTCGAATTGCATAACCCATGAAGTCACGAGCGATAGCTTGCACCACGTTCTCCGTAAGCTTTCCGCCGTAGGTATCTGTACGAACCCACTTCTTGGTCATACCGTCGACACTCATATAAGTCAGTGCATCGGTCGTTCCACCCCAAGGGAGCGACTTCTTCTTGACTCTAGGGTCACGATAATAAAGCACACGGCCACTCGGTAGCTTACATCGTAAGAAGCCGTTGCTGAACTTAAAGAGCAGCTTGTCGCCGCAACGAACAACCTTACCTTTGTTTTTAACCGCTCTAATAGCACACTTCTCGATGTTTGACCAAAAAGCTTTCACTTTAGCATAGCGGATACGGTAGGCATCTACTACTGTTTGAGCTAGTTCATCAGAGATGACAGTATCATAAGAGTCGAATAGTGTGAATTGGAACTTACTCCAACCCATTTGGTATCCAAGACCTAGAATCGCTTGCTTACCCATACGACGCTCTTCACCTTCTTTGTCAATCTCGTGGTATTCTTTATGGTAGATTGAGCAGGCCATATCAATATAGATGTCTTTACCGCTGAAGAATACGTCAAGGCCTTTCTTGTCGTTAACCAGCCAGATAAGAACTCGTGCTTCAATGGACGAATAGTCAGCCACAATTAGTTCTTTACCAGGGGCGGCCATGATAGCACCACGCAAGGCACTTGATAGGACTTCCATAACTGATAGCTTAGGACTCCACATCATCTCAATGAGCTCACGGTCGCCAGTACGAATGATTTCAGCGGCTGCAAATGAGCCTTTAGGTTTAAGGCTACCACGAGGGAAGTTATGCGGCTGGATACCTTTACCTGTCCAACGACCTGTACCAGCGCCATGATACATCAGCATGTCTCGGACTCGTTGGTCTGGGACGAGTTTGTCTCGCATGCCTTTATACTTAGCAGTCGAGGAGCGGTTGATGTCAATACACAGCTCTAGGACTCGCTTGACGTTAGCGTCTACAGTAGCCATGGCTTCTTCGTTCTTCAAGGCTCGTTTGATAGTCTTACCTTTGGTGTCAGGTAAGTTGAGAGTACTATTCTCGTTCACGTACTTCAGCAAAGCTTGTCGCTGAGTACCTGCTCGTAATTTACCACCTGATACTTCATACAGCTCTTTATTGAGAATTTCCGTTTGTTCGGTAATAATATCAAGGGCTTTGTTTACCATCTGCGCATCGAAATACACGCCGCGCCAGTTAATTTCTTGGTCTATGAGCCAGAGCTCAAGTTCTTCAGGAGGGAGAGGTGGAAGAGTGTTAGATAGAGCTTCTTCCGCAATAACATCCTGTTTGCAATAATCAAAGAGCCCTTGGAACATCTCTCTGCTTTCATGCCACAAGATGGGCCAGTCTTCTTCAAACGGTCCATATTGCATCGCCAGTTCTTTTTTCTGAAGTTTAGTAGGTTTACGAGGCTTACACATTTTAAGCATAAGCTTTTTACCATCAGCGCTTTTCTGTTTATCTACATTCATGCCTAGTGCGCGAGTTGCACCGTCAAGGTCGCGAGGGATGGCACACATAGCTGCACGGGACGCAGAGCATCGCCACTGGTCTGCAGGCATCTCAGGCCAACCGTATCTTTTGACCATGATGTTTGTCCAGACACATCGCTCAAAGAAGGCATTATGAGCTTCTACTTCAGCTCCGTTAGCAATATCATTGAATAGAGCATCAAGAGCAGCTTGAACCATCTCAGGCGGCTCGCCAGAGAGTTCACACTCTTCAATGCCTAAGTGTGGAAAGGCAGGATGCCATAGAAAGGCTTCTACATCGCCTGGCCATTTGAAAGCCATACACAATGCTTCAGTAGTACTATCAAGGCTGTACTTATAGCCTCCTGCTTTCTTGAGGTCACAGGTAGACCTAGTTTCGAAGTCGATAGTAATCATCGTTGTTTAATCCTATCTAAGTCTTGAGGGTCAACTTCATTTAAGAAGTCTTCACCCAAGTCGGCTACAGTGTTCAAAAACTTAGCCCGATTGATTTCTTCTTTAGTGATACCGCACTTTCGACCTGCAGAATAGACGTTCTGCTTCAACGCATTACCGAGCTCAACTATGCGGTCAGCTTGTTCAATGCGTCGCCCCAGGTCTTTGAGAATCTCTTCTCGTGAGATGGCTAGTTCTTCGTAGTTAGGAATGTTAGCCATATCAGGGGTCTTAGTATTCATGTCACGTGGCATATACTTACCTCCATATAAAATAATAAGCCAGACTCGCGTCTGGCTTAATCAGCATTTATCTATGATTTTATACTGCTAGATTTCGACTAGCTCTGTACAGGATTTAGAGGTAATCATAACCCCAACGAGTTTTTCTTTGACGCCTACAATATCTTCAAGTTCTGGACCCGCTAACACCGGTAAAAAGGCAGTATAGTAATATCCTTCAATGAAGCATTCGGCTAAGGGGTTGTCGATGCTGGCTAAATCAAAGCCGCCAATCATACCGTCTTGCTTCACCAACTCTGATGGGACGGAGTCCATAATCAAAGGGAGTAAAGGTACTGACGCAAAAGGTACGCACTCGGTTCCAAGCACTTCAACATCGCCTATGTACTCATCGTTTGAAGGAGCAAATACAGAAACCCCTTTAATGTTGTGCATACATCCAATGCCCATGATGTTAAAGCCGTCGATTTCACTTTGACTGACAGGCACTTCATGCATTACATTAGGAGTAAAACCGGTGCCGTTATATAGGTCTGAACCTACAGGTTTAGTAACAGCGGCAGTAGCTGCAAAGGCGAATACTACAGCCATACAGACTAACACAATACCTAGAGCCAAACCAGACCCGTAACCTTTCATATATTTCATCATACTTTACGTCCTTTTAGTTGTTAACGTTATCCATCCAGTCTGACATACCATCTCCGTGAGCAGGAGGAGTTTTAGGTTCGTTGTCAAGTAGGACTTCAGTGACAAACATTACTTTGAATGCTGGCATATATTGCAAGTCAATATCCCAGGAGCGATGCTTATCTTTTAAAGCTGGAGTGTTGAACTCATCAGCTATCTTATCAAAGAATACCTGGTTAAAGTCTAACATAGCTTGACCGTGGGATTTTTGAATCTGCATGCGAGTTGAGTTGGCATCATTGATAACGCCTTCAAGCTCGGCACGTTGTTGTTCTAATACGCCTGCTCGTTCATAAAGAGCGTCCAGCTCTTCATCTACTTTATCCATAGCCTCATGAGCTTTATCTATGGTCTCATCGTAAGGGGCTAAATTCTGAGTTAAAGCTTCAGCTCTTTCACAGGCTTCTTTAAAATAGGTATCAAGAGTGCCCGACTTTGAGCCTCCAGAGCCTAGCATTATCTGTATGGGATTTCGTTCTTGCTCAGTTGCCATCTTTAGTACCTCTAGCATCGATTTCATGAGACATTGAATTGACAAAGTGGCTCATAATAGTAGCCAAGTTGCCATTTAAAAACCCCATGATTTTAACACAAAGGTTATGCACCTTAGAGCTGAGGTTCTTTAAAAAGGTATAGCATCGGCGGGAAACAGTACCGGTCGCGAAAGTACCTTCAAGCATCATACAGGTATTGCGCAGCATCATGCTCATACTGGCTAATTCGTACGCAGCCTTATAAGTAGGCTGGTTAATACTAATGTTGTGAGGTCGAGCCAATACAACTCGCGCATTTAAAATATCAGAATTTAAACCACGTACAAATTGGTTGAACTCCGGGGCAAGTAAAATAGCTTTCAATTGCTGCGACATCTTAATGCCTTCTGTATTTACACGATTCGCAGAGTGTCTAATGCCGAGCTCATTTGACTCAGAAAGTCTAATAGCATACTTAGAATATTCATTCAGCACGCTTTGGATAGATAAGCAATAAGGAGTTTCAGGGTTGTTTTTCATTACGTTAGACCTCGATGCTTAGTTGATATTATGAATATAAACACTAACCGCTTAACCGTAAACAAGCGAACAGCTTAAAATGTAGATTTGTCATGATATAATTTCCAGCGTTCATATGTTCACATACTTAGGAGATTTGCAGATGAGCAGTTCACGAATCTATACAGTCACAGGCGCGGTAGCAGACGGAGACTTTCTCTTATCTGACGCTTTAGGCGAAAAGATGAGCGACTCTTTCACTACAGGCGTCGTGTCGGTGACCATGTATACTGATGACACATTCTCAACCGCTGTAGCCGCTACCGCTGGTACTTTGACTGTTACAGCCACTGAAGATGGTTTTAACTTTGGCACTGTTGATAATAACGTTGTCGACTTGACCGTTGCAACTTATTCTCGTCCAAGCTGGTATTCTCGAGTTAATGACCTTAACTTCGCCTGGGCAGGTGTTACAGGCGCCACTCATTTCCAAATTCAAGTTTGGCGTGTATCTAACTAATAGGAGCTTATTATGTCTAGTTTCCCAAGCATCCCCGGTCAAGGAGAAGGCGGTGCTCCTTTTGGAGGTGGTGTAAATGATGCAGCTTTCGGTCCTAGTTGGAACGGAGACACTACCAATGCAGCGAGTCGTAATGCCATCTACGATAAAGTAGAGCCTATGGCTGCTGACATTGCCACTAACACTGCTAACATTTCTACCAATGAAACTGAAATCAACCAGTTGGACTCTCGAGTAGACGCTCTGGAGAATGCTGGTGGTGCAGCGCCTACGTCTGACGAAACCTATACTATTGGAGTAGGTCAGGACTATACGAGTATTCAGGAGTTCTTGAATGCTCATAAAAATCGTCCTCGTAATCAATACACTATTACAGGTACTGTCCAGTTTGGCGACACAATATCGACTAAGGTTGAACAGGTTGGCGGGGACTTCACGGGAGTCATTGTTGAGCTTAGTGTCTTCGGCACAGACTGTGACCTGACTACTTTACCATTCGAGTTCATTGAGTGTCACCCGGCTCCTGTCTTCACCACAGGCAAGATAAACACCACATCTCTTAACTTTGGTGAGAAGTTATTCCATTACTACGGTTGTAGTGGTGCTATCGGAGGTTTGGAGGTAGATACAACCGGAGGAAGCGACCCTCAAGAAATCTTCTACCTGGAGCACTCGCGTCTACTTATGCTGCCGTCGTCCTTCCCAACCTACAGCTCGGACAGTGACCATTTGTTCTATCTTACAGGTAGTGACTTGTACCTTGACACCTTTACGCTGGCAGGCAACTCCCGTATTGCCTATGCAGATAATGGCTCTCACATCCAGTCTGCCCGAGGCAGTGTGTTCCAGTGGGTTTGTACGCTATCAGGTACTGCGCCAACTAAATCACCGATGCTGGAGGCTGTAGGAGGCAGTGCAATCAACCACGGTGAGGCGACGTACACTGGAGCATTCAATGGTACGTTACTTACTACTACGGACTCTACTAGTCATAATATGCACTTCGTAGGAGGCAACGTCTTCTTCGGACTAGATACTACTGACTCTATTGTATATGGTTTAGACTTAGACATCTCAGGCGCAACGTTCAACACTGTTGACGCGACCGGGTCTGATGTAGGAGTAAACATTTCAAACATAGGTTTTGACGGTGGAGATATGGTCGCAGTGCGCTCTACACTGAGAACCAATAAAGCTGATACCGTGACGTATTCTGAAGGTTCAATGTGTTACACGGAAACGCTTGTCACAGCAGACCCTAACAAGAACACTGTTAGTGAGGACGGAATACATATGACTCCTTAAGTGAGCATTTTGTAGAAGCATAAAAAGAGCCTACACTTAACCATGTAGGCTCTTTTTCATACTTAGGATTTAGCGTTATGCTAGTGGGTCATCGTCATCATCGTCGTCACCACCTTCTTGGTGGCCTGCACCCATCATGCCATCTAAATCTTCATCATCCCACTCGTCATCAGCGAAGTCGTCTTCAGCAGATGTACGGCTTGAGAATGATTCATCATCAGCCAGCTTCTGAATGTTGTATAGGCCGAAGGCAGCACCTTTACCGATGTTGTCATAGCCGTATACAGTCAATGTTGCGCGACACCAGCAACCTGCGTATAGCTCTTCAGGGTCGTCAATTTCGACGCCATCCAAGTCAATAACACCAGGACGCATTTTAGAAGAAGCGGAAGCAAAGCGACAACCATCACCGTAACCGTCTAAATCAGGCTTTTCGTCACCGTCGCGAAGAGGCTGCTTGATGTTAGAAGGAATCTTTTTACCTTTCGCGATTTTGAACTTGTCACGAATAGCAGTGTCTGCAGCTTTTTCCATAGCTTTAAACGCAGCCAATTGTTTCTTGTTCATCTTCTCAGGGTAGAACAACATAGAAATGCTGTACTTAGGCGCTGAGCCTTCGTATGACGAAGGAGCGAATACGTTAGGGAAAGATAGACGGAATGGGGGTGTGCGAAGTTTCACACGTTCTTGCTTAGCCATAATTGGCCTCCTTATTTTAATTGCACCATGCACGAGTTTACTACTTTTATTTCAAAAGGAGTGTTCTTGTTGAGAACGATGTAACTATAAGCTTAGTCACATCGTTCGTATACCAGTATATTACTTACCAGGGATTGCTAGTTCGTCTTCATCGTCGTCATCATTAAAGTCAGATGCAGCCGAAATACGCACTTCAGCACGTTTATCGCTCATCGGCACTACGGTCGTGCCGCTCGATTCAGATAAGATTAGTGCATCGAGCTCTTCGCAGTCCGGAAGCAATTTAAGCATCTGAGCCGGTGTGAGTAGTTTCTCTTGAATATACTCGCCCTTCTTAAATCGCTTCTTCTTCATCAGCTTGATAACTGCTTCTTCATCCGTGTATTTCTTAGTGGCACGTTTAGCCACACGTTTGAAGCCAGGAATAGTATGCCCATTCATGGTGAAGTTATCAGCTCCTTGCTCAACAGCTTTAAGCCACTTCTTCAACATCGGCACCCAGAGCATTGCGCGTTGCATTTGCTCCTGGGTTTGAGGCAGAGGAAGAGCATCGAGTTTAGCAGGCGGCTCATCGACCATGAAGTCATTTGCGGCATTGGCAATCATCTCTGAGCGGAACTTAGGACAGTCATGCACGGCGTCACACCATTGGCATGCTTCTTCACAAGCATGGAGGTAAGGCGTGATTGTTTCGATTACTTTAACATTTAAGTAGTCGGGGTCGTCACAATACTGCTCTTCTAACTGCAGGACTTGCTCTTCAACTTCTACACAAATTTCAGCAGCTGGGAAGGCAGTGTCTTTGAAGTAGTCATAGATATACTTACCCGTCGTATACCATACACGACATTCACCGCCAGAGTGGAAAGCGCGAGGTTGCACGATATGTAGAGCCACTTGGTCATACATTGGCAAGTTCTCGCCAGCATAGGCCGCAGCATAGTACATAAGCTGACTGTTATCATCCGGGTCTACCGCTATGCCTGCGCCATACTTGAAATCGACAATGTGAAGCACACCGTCAATAAACGCTTCCAAGATGAAGTCCGAGGTGCCAAACATATGCTTAAGCCAGTAGTGCTGAGGCTCTTCACCTTTGACATCCGTCCAAAGGGCATTCAGACTGCCTGACTTCTCAATGAACTCTTCTGAGTCAAATAGACACTGACTGCGGAGGATGTCAATATACTCAAGGTAACACTGTACCGCACCAGCCATTTCTTCAGTAACAACAAAGACATACTCATGTCCGGTGTCATTCTTAATGTCATCGTCAGGCACAGACGCATCGAAAAGCGGACCTTCAGGTACAACCTTCATGCCAAGGTATTCTGAAGCATTGGTGTTATGCTCAAGACAGTGTTCACACAAGAAGTGAGCAGCTGAACCTTCAGCAGCATAGACCGTTTGACCACGTTTAAGTGCCGGGTCGACGCGTAACGAAAGGGACACTGAGCCGTTACAGTTAATCCAGCGGTGAGAGCCTGATGCGGATAGGACCGCGTGAGCTCGTTCGTCTGGCGTTCTTAAATCTCTATTCTCAGCCATATTGCTCTCCAAAATAATAAGCCAGGAATTGCTTCCTGGCTTGATCAGTAGAATGGGTTATTATGCTAGTGGGTCGTCGTCGCCGCCACCAATAGCTGTCATCAAATCACCGTACTCGCACTCTTCAACGTCTGACAGACACTTAGCTGGAGTCGGAAGGCTGGCTAGGATAGCACCAAGGGCTTTTTTACCAGCAGCTTGTGTTTTGTAACCTTTCATGAACTTACCTAGTTCTTCTCGGATGTCGTCGAGGGTGTATTCAACGGCTTCGTCAACAGCATTATCTTCATCTGCTTCTTCTTCGCCTTCTTCATCATCCGCTTCAGGTTCTTCGTCGTCAGTCTGTTCTTCTTCGTCAGACTCTTCTTCAGACTCTTCAGACTCTTCTTCCGAAGCTTCTTCATCTTCTTCAGGGTCTTCTTCTGGCTCTTCGTCAGCTTCAGCTTCTGCTTCTTCATTAGCCACCTCTTCAGCCGCAGCTTCATCAACTGTTGGCTCTGGACCGTTAGTCACTTGATTATTGACAACCGTGGTCGGCAGGGGGCCGCCCGCAATTAGTTCTAGGATTTGCATTGCCAAAGTAGGAGACACTTCAACAGATAATTTAACAGTCTTAGACATATGGGTTCTTCCTTCTATTCGCTCAATGAACTCGTATATAATAAAGGCTAATGATTGCAGTTAAAACAAGCATTAGCCTAGTATATTACTTTTTAATAGGTGTGACTTTGGAATTGTCGTTAGCTTTAACAGCTTCGCGGGCTTCTTTGACAAATGCTTGAACATTAACAGGTTTATTATCCTCAGGTTCAAACTCTCGGGCTGTTCCCTTGGTGTACTTAATACAGTATAGAGCTAGAACTTTAGTACCTTCACCACGAGTCTCAAGCACTGGCTGCCAAAGTTCTTGGTTCCGCACTACTAGAATATCGTCGCGGATATAACCATCTTTGGTACGATACTTGACATCTTGTCTGTACAAGCAGCCTTTATCTTTCAAGTAGGTACACACTGTGCCCTGACGAATCTTAGTAAAGCCTGCATCTTTAAGCAACTGAATAATGTCTCGTAAACCGAACACATCATATTTAAAGGTGCCTTCTTTATTGTCAATCAAGTAGTCAAGTTCTGCTTGCCAATCAGAGCGGTTAGCTTTAATCATTTGTTTGAAAGCCTTGGTCTGCTTAGGTAGAACATGTGGATTGAACTTAGAAAGGTCACGAGTTGCTAATTTATGCATGATAGCAGACAGAGCAGCTTGATAGTCTGGATTCTGAGGTACATTGATATACTCCCATAATTCAGCACACAACTGTTTAATCTCGCTATCCAATCGCACTTGAGTCTTGGTATTGATAACGTAGTAGCGGCGCTCACCTTCGTCAGCACGAACTGCATCATCATAGTTAGATGTTAGGATAAAGTCAGCAAAGTTTTTAGCCTTCACAACATCCATACCTTTACGCTCGACACTGACAATAGTGTTGGCAATGTATTCTTTCAGTTTGTTGGCAATTTCAAGAGTACCAATATCATGACACTCATCAAGTAGCAGCAAACGTCTATCCATCATCCAACCGTTAAAGTCTTTCTTAACTTGTCCTGCTGATACACTTTGGAAGTTAGAAGCGCCTACTAATTCACCCATCAGGTTAGCTAACAATGTCTTACCTACCCCGTGGTTACCGATAAGTACAATAGCGAATGACATTTTGTGACCTGGATTCTGAACAATATGAGACAAGAAGTCTAAAACCACTTCTCGGTCTTCTTTATCAGGAATAGTACGCTCTAAGAAGCGGTCGAAAACAGTAGTGTCGCCAGCTACAGGTTTAGTATTCGATGGTCTATAACTATTATAGACGATTGAGCTGCCATCCCGGGGGTCCATTGTGAATAATGCTTCACCTGGTAGATACTCGCGGTCGTCCACTTTGACCAACAAGCCAATATCAGATGCTGCATCCTCTGCAGACTCTTTGCCTTGGATTAAGCTTTTATAGTGAGATGCAAATGATGAGCGCTTGTAAATCTTACCAGTGTAGTGGTTGTGAATGCGGTCTTCACCCATGATTGAAATGAGCTTGGCCGTATTAGGTCGCTCTGGAAACATGGCTACTAAACGTTCAACCTTGGAGTTCTTCTTGACCTCTACTTTTTCATGAGCTGTCATCTCTGGTTTGATTTTGTCGTTTAGCTTTGGGTTAATGACCTGACCGGTCTCAGGAATCACAATCTGAAGAGCTTCTTCGCTATAAATATCGTCTTCGTCATCAGATTTAAAGTCAGCGTGCACCGACATGATGCCGAGCGGTTCTTTAGCATATGTGTAAGCGTGAGCTGCAATACGTTGAAGGTCTTCAAAATCCCATTCTGGGGTACAGCGGGGGTTGTAATATTCTTCAGCCAGCTCAATAGAAGTATCTTCTGTCAAGCCCATGTCTCGTAGGCGTGCAAATAGTTGGAAGGTGGTGTTATCACCGCCCTCGCCTTCAATTGCAGGTGGATGCTCTGACACACAGTAGAGTCGACCTCGACTGACCGCGGCATCGGTATCTACATCTTCTTCATCTATTTCACAAGCAACACCTTTAGTTGGAGATTCTGCGGTCTCTTCTAGTTTGGTGCGATAATGCTCTGGTAGCTCAGCAAAGGCAATTTTACCTTTAGACTCTCGAGTGTAGTACAGCCATTCAAGGTCTTCTTTATATAGAGTCTGATAGTCAAAATCACGATACGCAATTTCGCCTTTCTCAGGGTGGTTGAATACCTTGTCAACTAATAAACCTTCAATGACTTGCTTGTCTAATACTATAGAGCCTGGAGCTACTACATAGCCACCAACGCCACGAGTATCAACGTCAGTTAATAGACCGCCAGCAGTATTGCCTAAATCATTAGGCTGCTTGAAATAGTAATGAAGACCGCCTGAAGCAGTCTTGACAGTAAAGGTAGGGGGAATGTCACCATAGAGCATTTCCAGGTCAAACTGAATCTCTTCCGCTGTCTGATGCTTGGTGTCAATATCGATAACTAGTAAACCGGATTTACCCGTGTCAATACCAATGTTATGACCGCGGTTGACCCACTCGAGGATTTTATCCCAGTCATTAGTAGACTCGTCAGCCCACATGCCTTTAGGCACTTTACGGTGCTTCTTAATAGGAAATAAGTAGCATCCGTTGTTTACTAGAGCTTTGAATAATCGCTTTCTATTCTTCATGAAATCAGCATTTGGTCTGCTCATGTATTAGCCCTCTCGTACATAATACGATTGATTATGTCTTGTTATATGCGTCTTGCAATCTAATTTTTGTCTAGAGTTAAGGTTTTAGATATTACACACATATAAAGACGCGATAAACCACGTAGTGAATTCGGGTTTACCTGGATACTGCATATCGTTATTATTGCTTTATCGTTCAACCAACTGATGAACGGTCAAAGTCTATTTCGTGAACACTATAACTTCCTTTTCGTACACCCGCCTTGCGTTATCGTTCGGCGGGTCTTTTTTATGTATCATCTGGGCGCCTGGGCGGTTTATAGTTATTCTATCAATCACAACGGAGTTTGACTATGGAACATAGACCCGCTACCCATCCTAATGAATTTAAAAAGCTAATGCTTGAAGAAAGGCAAAAGGCCTTTTTGCTCAAGTATGAATACGCCTATGAAGTGGTGCGTAAACTTGCAGCAGGCTTTGATGTCGAAACTAGAGCTTATTCTAGACGCCAGCAGGGGGCCCTATGGGCGGTACTTCATAGAGTCATGGGTTCTAATCTTCCTATCGCGTGGTATAAAAAGAAGACACCCGAGGCTCTAGCGAAAGAGATTGGACCTAGTTACTGGGTATTCCATCTCATGACTACAAGTCAAGTTAGAACATATAAATGTGCCCGAGGATACAAGAGGCATTTACAGCGTATAGTTAATCGCCCCCATGACGATAATATATGGTAGGAAACAATTATGAAAACCCAATTTACTCACACTGCTCAAATAACTCTAGTAGGCATGAATGGCTCATTAGGTATAGCGTCTGCTGAGTTTGAAGTCGCGGGCACCAAGAAGCTCGATGGCTCTGAATACCTGGATAGTGTACTAAAAAGCGCTTATGAGGCGGTCTTGGCAGAACAAAAGGTTACTGTCGACAACGTAGCAGTTAATATCAGCGGTATGTATTCTGCGAATCAATTCCATCGCTATGTCTGTAATGTACTAGTTAAGGGCACCATGGAGTCAGGCGAAAAAGGCTCATTTAGCGATGAAGTTCACGTGTATGTTGACCGCACTACTTTCAAACCGATTGAGAAGGAATAACCTTATGAATCTATTTGTACCGTGTTTTGATGAGTTCCAAGCGTTTATTGACAAGGTAGTTGAAGACAATCCAGGCGACCCGGCAGTATTAGAGCTTCAGCAAATTGTTGACAACGGTCGCGATGGCATGGGAGTTCATCAGATTTCAGGCGATGGTAGCAATATCGTTGACAGTGAAGAAGTTTTCAGTATCGTTCAGCTGCATAATACATGCTTTGAGTATCCCGAAGGCTTCTTTGACAAGTGGATTCTCGTGGTCACTATGAACTTCAGTCATACTCGTATGGATGTCTTCTGCCATGCTGAACTTGACCCTGCAGATGTGTACAAACAGCTTCAAGACGATTTCATGCGAAATTGCGGAATTAAAATTTAGAGCAAAGGCTCTTTTTGCTCGTTAGGGCAAAGGCTCTTTTTGCTCGTGGCCGACTCTCAACTATTATTCACGCCCGGATGATAGTATCAGAGTCGGCCATTTTATTTGCCTGGACTTAAACTAGCTTTAAATGGATAAAAAACTTACTACTATTATATTGTCAGCGAGACAAATCAACTAAGGATACTGCTATGAAAAACTTTGAAGCAATTATTATCGCATTGGCAATCGATGAATTTGAAGGTTGCGATGTTAAGGTACATAAGTACTCTGGCCGCGGTATGAATGGACGAGAGACTTGGGCTGTCACGTCAGAACTAAAAGTGTCTGATGTAATGGGTTATCTAGCAGGATACTTATTCGGCCGAGATGTCAATGACGTTGCTGAAGAAATCCTAGCGAATACTCATTTATATCCTAATGTACTTGAAATCCCTCCTTCAGACTATGATTGCACAGACGCCTTAGTGGAAGCTCTTGAAAACGAAGTTGAATTCGTCAAAGGCTTCTCAACTGATAACCTTGGATACGATTACGTAATTTACTAGTATCATTTGGCCTACTGGTTATACTACTATTATATTAAATCAACTGACGGAGTGACCACATGACTCGTATCAATACACATGTTCCTATTATCGACGAACACCTTCGTGCTGCTCGCATTGAGTACTGCCGCATCCCTAACAGCGTGCTCAAGTATTTTGATGGCGATTGTATGGAAACCTTACATCGCAAGTTGGCTCGTGAGCAACCTCTTCAATACACTGTTCGCACTAATGATAACCCGGCGGGCGGTAAAGGCCACATGCTGTTCTTCTTTGATAAGCTTATGTTTGTTGAGCAGCAATATCGTGCTGTCTTAGCCGAGTGCGGTCGTCGCGGTTTTGTCAACGATGATTGGTGGCCTTCTGACCGTATCAGCGACATTCACCAATTCAACCGCGGTTGGCTTCCTAGCTATCCTGATATAACGCTTTGCAAGACTCGTCAAATTGAACGTATCCCTAAAAAGCCGCATATCTACGGCCTCCTTGTTACTCGCGAAGAAGCTGAGCTAGCCATAATCGCAGACCGATTACCACGTCGTATCATGGAAGCTATTCATGCGTAAAAGAGTAAAGTGGAAGCCGCGGTTTAAAGTTGTACCAGGTTCGCAAGGTCGAATCTGGTACATGATTCAATACCAGCAAGGATACAATCCGTGTGAGCTTTATCCACACTACCGTTTCTATTGGGCTCATCAAGTTCGCTGGTTCATGAAGCTGGATGGTGACAGGCCGACGTACAAAAAGCAACAGCGGGACATGCTTAACTGGAATATTGGCTTCTTTCAACCTATGTATGGCTGGTATCGCTCTATTTGGGGGCGGGGCGAGCAGACTGATGACATATATGAAATCCAGCGAAGTTGGCCTGGACGCGGAAAAAGCCGACTACAGTTGATTGTTAATTTCTTGATAGACGAAGGATATGGTTATGCGAAAAGAGGAATCGTTTCCCCTATACTACTTCGGCCCTGCGGTCGACCTAGACTTAGCGGACTTAGAAGCACGTTTAGTGAGCTTGCCGCAAGTGGAGAGCGCTGCAGCGAGTCAACAAGTGCACGATGAGCTTGTAATGGCAGTCAAAGGCTGCGATGCTATTGACCCGAACGAACTCGGCGACGCTATTGAGGAGCTGATAAAAACGATGCAAGCCGAGAAGCAGAAACGCAAGAAACGAATCGTGGTTTTAGGAGCTGGACCTGTTGCGATGCAAGCGGCTCTTAAGTCTTTAGAAGGCCGAGCCGATATTATATACGCTTGTGATGATAAGATAGCTGAACTTAAAGCTCCTGCGAATCTTCAATTAGACCGGTATATTGAAGCTTTGGACGAGCTGCCTTTTGAAGACTTTGATGTTACCAGTGCACACCTCAATTACGAAGAGAAGCAGAAGCTGATGACTAAAGGCTGTCGAAGTAAACGGCGTCGGAAGTGGTGAGCAAATTCTGGAGTTAAACTAGCGTCTTTCGGGACGCTTTTTTATTACTATTATATTAAGCATGTAAACAACGCAACTAAGGAGGCGCCCATGCTTTTTGATAATCAAGTTGAACACGAGTTAGACATCATTGACGCTGAAGAAGCTCGACAACAGCAAGAACAAGCTTTGCTAGATGCTGAACTTGGTCTTGATACCTTAGAAGCCGGAGACCTGTTAGACGACCTGGCTTTCCTAGAAGATATGGGTATCGACCCTATGGATGCATTCGAGGTATAGAATGGATAAACGAATTACATTTGAAGCCCTTAGTAAACGTAAGGGCACTATTGAACCTATTCTTGCAGGTACGGTCACTGGGCGCCTTGGGGCGTCTAAACCTGAGCTTCAAAATTTGCTCCCTAAACCTATGGATACTCGTCGACTAAAAGACCGCAGAACGTGTGAGCCTAAGATTGTAATAGGCCCTCGCCATGAATGGGTGCGAACTCGCTGGCCGGATTCTCCTGCCGATTTAGGCGCTTCTATTCATCAACAAATAGACCGTGTACTTCGACACCAAGACCATGAGTTGGCGAAAGCTATCTTGTTTGGTAACTGGGATAACGAGCCTAAAGTGAATCAAGTCCATGATAGCCTTATCGTAGACGAACACGACTGGGATGCGATGAAAGAGTATTGTGAAATGGACATTATGGCTACTGAGCAAGCTCTGAAGTCTACTAAGCAAATCATGGCCGCGATGGAAGACACTTTAGAGCTTGACCTCTTTGGCTCCGACGAGCCTGAATACAATGGTGACGATTTGATGGCAGCCGTTAGAAGTTTCTGTCGTCGATAATGGCATTAAACTTGTTTTATTAAGCGACTGGATAATAGCATAATTAATTTATCAACTGAGCAACAACAACATAAGGAGCCCATTATGGCTAAACAATCAATGCATACCTCTAAACATCTTTCAAAAGCTAAACGTGCCAAGCGATTAGCTCGCAAAAGCAAGGAGCGTTATGTCAAGCATTATTGTAATTAGTCTGGTTGCCGCATTTACCTGGCGTGTCGTTGAGTTATGGCGATACGCTCAGGTGGAGCGAGAAATCTATCAGCAACACTCAGATTTTCTACTAAACCAGCTCAAAAGGAAGCGTGCCAATGTTTACATTGACAATTCTAGCAATAGTTCTAACGCCTTGCGTTCTTCTAGCAAAAGCTTTACAGTGGGAACGCCAGCGCAACCGTGATAAAGGCGTGCCAAACCTGGAACACATTCCCCTGGTTCTAGGTTATCATATGCACAAAGCGAACGGGCAATACCGATACGATAAGTATAAGGCTAAGTACGACGCTATTAAATTCACCGAGGAGTGATACCATGAGTAATATCCTGAATAGTCAACAACTTATATACTCAATGACTAACCACAAGCTAGGCAATTCTGGTATAATCTGTGTTGGCTATACGACCAACGTAATTGCGACCTTGCACGTCCAACACACTAAAGATTTCTGCTATGACTATATGCGACTTTTCTGCGCCAAGCACTTGAAAATCCCATACGTTCATAATGATACTGAGTTGGTCATAAATGAGAAGCTTCAGACTATCGACCTCTATCGCCGTAAGATACCATACAAAGTAGATAATACTCTGGATTATACAAAGATGGACTTAATTGCTACTCTTCGTTTGAGTGTGGTTCCTAACGACGCTCAATATAGTCAATACCTTCAAGAGTCGTATGACAAATTAACATCAGGGAATTAACTTAGTGTTAATTGGGCGACAAGCATTCTATTATTAAATTGTCAATGAGACAAACCTTTTAACTCGACTACATTAGGAGGCCATTATGGCTACTTCAACTAAGAACACATCAAAAGATGCAAAGGCTCAAGCACGTTCAGATGCTGCTAAGAAAGCCGCACAAACCCGTAAAGCAAATAAGCTGAAGAAAGAGCAAGAAGCGAAAGCTTTGGCTGAACAGCAAGCTCTTGCTGAACAAGAGCAGGCTAAGCTTAAAGCGGAAGCCTCTGCTAAGCCAGAAATCAAGATTTGTGATGCAATCTGTGAGACCTTGCAGATGATTCGCCCTGGCACTGAAAACAATGAGCGTCCAGAAGGTTACACTTACAAAGAGTGTTTAGAGATTGTACTAGAGAAAGTACGACCTTCTAAACCTAATGCAAATACTTCTCTTGATTGCCTACGTTGGTATGCAACTAAACTCCGCGGTGAAGGTGTGGTGCTACCTTATCGCCCTCGTAATGCTCCAACTCCAAAAGTTGCAGTTGACCCAACTGCTTAGAACTCGGGCTAGTCTTCAGTCACTCCTTTCTTTCTACCGACGGGAGGCTAGCTCTAAGTGTTCTCGAGCAGAATGCTTAGAGCTAGTAACCACTGGCAAATGTTGTGTTCTTAGACCTACTTGGTCAATGAGCTCTTTAGTTTCCAAAGTGCTATTGAGCTCAGTCTTTTTCTTTTGCGAGGTAATTATGAAAATTGTCAAACCCTTAATTCTCGGCTTTGAATCCACAGCTCATGCTAATGCCTGCTTAGCCGTATTAGATTGTAAAATTAAAGGTCCTGCAGCGTTCCTACATAAGAACGGTCCAGAGTATGATGCTCTTAAGGCTTGTGCAGGTTTTCAATGTTTGACTGTAGTGGTTGCTCTACCTGCTCCCCATGAAGGCGTCGAGTTGGAAGCCAAGTCGTACTTGCCTCGCTCTGTGGCAGGTTTGTTTGATGGCTTTAGCCTGGTGACCGCAAATCACGAAGTGGCGGTGTGTGAGCTATTTCGTAAACAACCTTTAGGCAAGGTGGGACTATAATGTTCAAAGGTACTGATAAAGTCAACTCATGTTTGTCACCGACTCTAGAACTCCTCGTTAGAAGCATAGACGATGAGTCAGGTACGATTCTCGTCGAGACAGCTCAGAACCGTGTTCCGCTTGTCCTGGTGCACGAAAAAGACAAGTATGTGCTGAGAAAGTACAGCATCCGTGGTGAAATAGCCGGCCGAGTACTAAATAACTGGGAATTATTAAATGACTTATGCCTTTGAAGTATTTTGGCCTAAAATATATCTAGTAGACGAGGAAGAAGAGACTATGCACAATTTAGGACTAGTAGCTCCAGAGCCAAATCCATTTGTTTACACTGGTCTGCCTAAAGTAGGTCAAGTGTGGAAGTATAAATACAGCGATAGGCCATATTTGCAAATCCTTAAAGTGGACTCTTATTGGTATAGAGTGACCTATCGATGCTTATGCGGCCAAGATAATTGTGGCCTTGCTACGACAGTTTCCATACCTGAGTTCCAAAATAAATTCGTATTTAGCCACTAAGTTATTATAATGGCATTAAACCGGCGTCAATTTGGCGCCTTTTTTACTATTATAATAATGTAAGTTAAACAAACCGACTGGTGACTACCATGGCAACATCGAGACCAAGTTTATCAAAGAAATATCCTGCATTTGAATTACTATCATGTTTTGTAGATTGCGACGGCAATGAATACTTGATTGCTTATAATATCAAGACTGGTACCTATGCCTGGGTTCAAAACGATATGGAGCTTGAAAACCCGTTTGAGTATCCTATAGCAATGTATGGGTTTTATCGCTTCCATGACGCTTTGTCAGACCTAATGTCTAATATTCAATTCAATGGTATTTTTATCACTGGTACACAAAGTATTCGCATTGTACATGTTGAGGAGGCTCTATGAGTTACGGATACGTTAGACTACGCCGAGTAGACACCAATAAATATACACGCCATTTAGGTACCTTAGCCTGGGGCACTGTTGACGGACGCAAGAGCCTTCCAAACGCAGCCGCTGTTGTCATGAATCGTATGCAAACTGAGTGGGAACGAAACATTCCACCTAAAGCCGACGCCTTTGTGATATTTAAGACTGGATGTCACCAACATGATATTCGTGAAGTCTTAGGTATTGGCGTTCGAGTGAAGATTAGTGAAGGGGTATACCGTTGGACGCTTGAGCGTGGGGGCAATGAGCTCATCAAAGAATATATTGAAGGTGAATTATGACATATCAACTAAGTAATGGGCAGGAGCTATTCTTTAAGTCTGAAGGTGAAGCTCTGGCATACTGTGCAAAGCATAGACTGCGAATAGTTAGATACTGGTAAATAAGTGAATTAAGTCGGCTTTAATAGGCCGACTTTTTTACTATTATAATAATGAAACATGAATAAACTATCAACTGGTGATTACGATGAAACTACGAGACAAGCAATCAAAATTTCTTCTAACTAAACATACATTTACCTGTCGCGGGGATGTGATGGAGTTCATTCGTCAACTAGATGAACTCAAGCTTATGTATCACTTTGATGACGCAGTTGAAGACGTTTTTGACTGGTTCGACAACGATGAGATGCAGATGTTCAAAGCTAGTATCGACCGAATGCTCGAGACTGCTGAAAGATTGCATGTGAACATCTTTGACTACTCACTTCGTCTCATGAATCGTAAAGACCCAGATAGTGAGTATTTTGAATGCAAGACTGAGAAGTTTGAAACGGACACAGTCTTCATTAGAAACATGTACCGCGGGCTGATTATGCTGGCACTGCAAGCACATGAAGCATTCGGTACTGGCGATGCACCGTTTGACCGAGACATGTGTCTCTATGCTTTAGGCGAGAACGAGTGTACGCCTGGAAACATGTATGAGCTACTAGCTTTTGAAGAAGCTTTTGAGCAAGTGATTGGCGAGACTGGAGAACTATCATGAAATTTGTAGAAGCGTGTTGTGTTGTATTACTTTGGTCAGCAGGTGTATTTGTTGGCTGGCATATCGGAGAGATGTTGCTATGGTAAGAAAGGTTTTTGACATCATATTTGTGGCTGTGTCTGCAGTGAGCATGTTCTACCTGGTAGGCGTAGTCTTGGCATTCAGTATTAGAGGGTTAATCAATGGATAAAATCAGAATGTTCTTTGCCGGCTTTGCGGCCGGCATTCTTTGGATGATATTGTTGATAGACATTTTCAGCCTGTAATAATAGGGTCTTCAGTAGAGAGTACTTGAAGGCCCTAAAATTCGCTCAGCTGTCCAGTCCTCTCTTACCCATCCATAGTCCAACACACTGACCACGGTTGGAACTGGCACGCCTAACCACCCCGCTAACTCGATTAGATTGTCGAACTCCATCTCCACACCTGTCTCTAAGTCTTTAAAATATATTGATATAGTTGCGAGTAATTCCATAGCTATTAGAGCTTCTATATCGCGTTTTAAAGCACGGGAAATATATCGCTAATGCATCTACTTAAGTAATATTTCCAGGCGCTTAAAATTGATTGTGCGACTTCAGCTCCCCTCCAGTATTAAGAGATAAAAAATAATAGTCATAAAGACTATTATCCATCGTGATTGTGAGCTCTGTATGACGTTCTAACTGCCTGGAAATAATAACTAGTAGGTGTATACTATTAAAATTTCCAGGCGCTTAGAATTGCGTTTATGAGTTCGCCTTCTTATCAGCCCAAATCTCGTAGAGCAACCAATAGATAGAGATTGGGGAGAACACCCATAGACAAACCACAATCATGATAACTTTGTCCATTGGATAACGTAGTGGGTTGCGGAGGTGCACCATTTCTATTTCGTGGCGGGCACATACTAGGATGATACCAACGATTAAATAGGTGAGACATGCATAGATTAATAGAATGCTTTCCATAGTTCTTTCCTTATCTTTCGTACAAGTAGAGTGAGCGGGATACCTACGATTGGCAATACGATGAGTATAGCCATCAAGGGTATGCAGAACCACAAAGGGAAGTCCGCTCTGATGTGTTTCCAGCTAATCTTAGGAACCCATCCTAAAATCACGCCAGTCGTAATAACAATCTTTACCGCCAACCAGCTGTACACCAGCCAGTTGGCCAAAAACAGTTCTACCATAATAAGTCCACTATTCCGAGTTGTCTTAATAACCTATAGCTTTCAAACGAGATAATAAACCCTGATACATCAGGCGATTTAATTCTTGAAGCCTTCCAATTTCTTATAAGCGTTTCAGCTTCTCGATTATCAATACCGAGGTACTCATGCTCAAAACTCGTCCGAAGTGCTTCAATCGAGGTGATAACTTCAGATTGAACGTCTCTGTGCGGTAACTTGAGCACAACGATGTTATCAGCCATAGACTTGTCCACATAGATGCGCTCTTAAAGCGTCGAGGTGTTGGAGCGCTAGGCTGGTATCACCGTTTATTAAATGAGTCTCAATGGCATTCAAATCGTTCAGCAAAGGGGAGTAGAAATACTGTGAGAACATTTTAGCCGTCTGGCGAGGAGAGTCAGGGGAGTCTAAGAGTCGGACAGCAATCGTGGTCTGAAAGCATATCTCTGGTTTAGGCCCGATTCGCTCAGAAAAGTACCAGTCAGTAATTTCAGGACCCCGGGAGGGCTCTACCGGCATTCCCATCATACGCTCGTGAAAGTCACGTGGGTACATATGTCGGCCCGTTGGAATATGTTGAAGCAGCTCCAACATCGGCTGCTCCTTCATATGCAATTTTATATTTGGCATAGCCTACTCCTTCTTAAACGTACTGATATATGCTTTCATGTTCTCAAGACTTAGTACACCAGATTCTTCAATATAAGGGTCATAACCTGGATGGTTAGGTATGTGAAGTTTGAGCTCAATACCTTGCCAATTACGATGGCCATCATAATGCTCGATGATACCAATGAAATCGTCAATGGCTTTTCGCAGTACGACCATGGCAGACTGAGGCATGCACTCTTTAGATATTGCCTCCACCATATACGATTCTTCTTCACCTTCCGCATCTACGAAGACTACACAAATATCTAGCTCTTGGACACGTGAAGACAATGCTGTAAATTGAATGGCATCTTTGACACTTGATTCAAACTTAGCCTCGCTAACGTATTGCCAACGAGCTTCTTCGCTTGAGATGTCCATTGCATCTTCTAAAATAACGTGGTCGCGAGTCTCACGGTTAATGATGGCTTCAAACATTAACTTCTGTTCGCCAGTTAATTGGTTAAATAGTTCAAGCTCCATTGCGTTCATGATAATCACCAGTGTGGTTGTTTGTTTAACTTAATAAAAGTATAGACCGCGGAAGCGGCCTATTGATACTAGCTTAAACCTCTTGACGTCCGGCATCTTTTGCTATTTGAAGGAGTTCATCCCATATCTCGCCGACACCAAGGTCCATTAAAGCAGCCTTCCATTGCACAATGTTTTCAAAGCTCCAAACTTCATAACCTGGGTCTTCGTCTGTACCTACAATGAGATGGATTTTATAGGGACGTTTATCTGAAGACCGATGGCATAAGACATGGGGGTAAAGTGATACCACTTTATTCTTAGCCACAATGACGGTTGGGTTGTGTCTGTTTATTAGCCACATGTTCATTAGAAACCTCCCATAAATACTATTACCATACAGTAAGCTATTGTGCCTACTAGGTACCCGGAGACTAAAGCACAAAAGACTGTGAACAAGAAGGCCATGAGGTCTTTAAAGCCTTCCGTGCTTTGAAACTTATGTGCAATGTAGTGGCCGACAAAGCCAAAAGCGACAGCTGCGGGCACTACCACAAATAAAAACTTACCTGCAAATATAAACCAATCAAGGCATATAGCATCTATCCAGCTGAATGCCAGACTAAGGCAGTCAAACATCGTTGTACATTCTCCCATGGTCTATCTCCCATTACATGCTTTACGAATACTGTCCATGATGTCTATATCATCACGAGGTTCATCAGGTGTCCAAGGTTTAGTAGATTTGGTTCGAGGCTGACCGATGCCAAAGGTATCATCCAGGCTAGAGCTCACAGGCTCAATATCTTTGTACACTATGTCTTCCCAGTTACCATCGACGTACTTGCGAACAGGTTTAGCTTGATTCAACTGAGTAAGCGTTATTTGATTGCTTTGAGTGAATTCCGCTTTAGGCACATCTTTGAATAAAGCTCCAGTAGCCGGGTCGTATTTGAAGCCATACATCCAGCTTGCACACATCAACATTCGCTTTAACCCACCAGTAAAGGCTTCTTTATGTTGTCCAGTAACGAGAGCTTGAATTTGCTCATTGGTGGTCAATAGGTCAAAAGCATGGAGCTGTTTCATTTTCTGCTTAGCTCCATCAAGCGTCTCACAGTACATAAGCCCAATACCGTCCGGCCGTCTAGTAAACGGTCCGAGCCCACGAATAACGTAGTGGAAGTGTTGTAGAGCAGGAGAACCCATTTTGATAGGGGCAGCCTTGAAAGCACGGACGTCGTGCAGTAGAAATTTAGTAGCCATGGAGGCCTCCGTTGATTTTTGAAAAGGGCTATTTTCGCCCTAATCAGTTAAAGACTTTTAAAGTTACAAGCCGACAAGTTTGTATAGTTCTTAATCCACTTAACATCAATAACTTCCACTGCATTATGTCTAACATTAAGAATCCAGTCTTCTTTAATCAAGTCAATACAGTCAAGTGGAACCATTAGGTACTCAGGAGTACCCACTGCAGGCATTGTTGAGATGATGTCATCATAAACCTTATGACCTAGACCTTCGAAAGCCATAAACTTACCTTGCTTGTCTTCGTCTGTCATACTTGCCCAATAAACAAATGTTGTATATTCCATGGTGTCACCAGTGTTGTTGTTTTGAATTTCAACTTTAATATAATAGTAGAAGTCGACCAAAAGAAACTAACATATGTCCATCGTTCATATACTGGCATTAAACAAGCATCAACTGGTAGATTATTTGTCTATTATATAAGCATGCAAACAAACATGCAATATAAGAAGGTTCCTATGAATACTTTAGTAACATTACAGCAGGTTAAAATTGAATTGAACAACACTATGAACTACACGGACTACGATGGCACCGCTAAGACTGAAACAGTTTTGTATGCCTTCCAAGACGAAGTTCCTGAGGCTGTAGAACGTGTGATGACAATTGTTGAGACTCACCTGGGCAAAGAAGAGCAATACTTGTTCTGGTATTTGATGGAAGCTCTGTCTTGTCCAACAGCTGCTGATACGGCTCATAGTATTCTAAAGCCGTTCCGTGACTTGAATCTATTGGAGACAAAACATGACTAATGCAACCAATCTTAAGCCAACAACTATCCAACACTTTATACTACGTTGGAGTCAATTCAACTTCCAGGCTGATTGTAAATTAGGTTTGATTATGGAAGACATTCAAGTAAATGACTACTTTGATGAGGATTCAATGACAGTGGTTCGTCATATGCATGACTTGATGGACCGCTGTGGCTTGAATGAGCAACATACTGTTCATGACTTGCACATGACTTACTAAGAAGGAACATACTATGCCAGCATCTACACGCCTACGTTACAAAGTCATTTATGACTTCGAAGATGTCACTGTTATCATCGCTAGTCCGCTGTATGATTCAATCCTGGACTTTGTTATTGTTGATGAGTTGGTGATTGACTTTGAAAGCATTGAAGAGGCAATCTATCCTGTAACACCAAGTACGCATCCTATGGCTTCAATCAACCTACTTAATGACCGCATCAAAGACTTCTTGATTATGTGGGGTATCTATGGTGGTAACCTGGACTTAATGGAAATGAAGCTTCCGGATAACGTGAATATGATTCGAGTAGGAGATAACACATGATGGTAAGTAAGGATTTAAGCTATCTTGACATCTTTGTCAAGGACCTGGAGCTTAAGAATAAGTTGTATGGGATGTTACAACAAATCAACAGAGACTGTTGGAACTCTCATGACTACTTGAGCATGGTATCGTTTGATGATAATGAGTACTATACAGAGCAG